GGAGGACAGACAGCAGATGGTACTAATAGGTATGTGGTGCAAATAAAAGAAACGTCATTGTCCTCTGATTTTACTGTTAATAGCACGAGTGAAGCTGAAGTTTTGTCTTTGGCTATTACACCTCAATTATCTACTAATAAGGTTCTTGTGATGGCTTATTTTGGAATGTACCTAGATGGTGGTGCTAGTACAAGTAGAGGAGATTTTGTTTTAAAAAGAGATAGTACGCAAATACACACTACAGATGATGGTTTAGGTGGCTATGGATTTTTTAGAGAAGGAAGTGGTCATTTTAAAGCAAATAATAACTTTTTATCTGTAATAGACAGCCCTAGCACTACGAGTAGCGTGACATATAAAATGTTTGTAGATGGACATACATTAGATTCTAATGGTTCTCTTGGGGCAGGTATTACTAGATTAACCCTCATGGAGATTGCCCAATGAGTACACTATCAGTAGACACAATACAGGGCAAGACTACAGCAGGAACAGTGGCTATGCCTAGTGGCACTCCAGTACAGCTACAAACTACACAAGGTAATTTTAGCTATCAAGAAATAAGTTCAACAAGCATGGTTGAAGTTACAGATATGAACGTAACAATCACTCCAAAATTTTCAAGCAGTAAAATATTAGTTTCTCTTCAAACTGCTTGGTGGCTTACTACTGATGCAAATAATTACATGATTACAACCATATACAGAAGCATTGGTGGAGGGTCTTTTTCAAATCTTGCTGTAGATAATACTTATGATGCACTAAGATTTCATGCTCCTGCTAGAAATGCAACTTTGACAGACGTTTGTAATATAGATTATATAGACACCCCAAACACTACGAGTGCAGTAGTATATAAATTGTACGCAAGGAGATATGATAGTTCAAATAATGTTAGAATTAAATATGCACAAACATCAAGTTTTATTATGGCAACGGAGGTAGCACAATGACAACAATAGCCAACGCATTAACAAGTTTAGGAGTTACAGAGTGGGTTCTTAGAGGAGAGCCTACAAATGAAGAAGAGTTTAACCAGATGTTTCGTAAGGTTACTGGAGCAGATAAAAATGGTTCAGCAATAGAAAGTGCAGACCCAAAGGACTGGGGTGTAACATATGCACAGGTAGCAGGAGAAAAGACGTTACTGCAAAGCCGTGAGCCAATGCGATTGCTTCGTGTAGAACGAGACAGATTACTGGCAGAAACAGATTGGACTGCGTTAGGTGATGTAACTATGTCGAGTGCCATGAAAACTTATAGACAAGAGCTTAGAGACTTACCTGCAAACTCTGATCCAAAGCTAGATAGTAATGGTGGATTAGACATGAGCAGTGTAAAGTTTCCAACTAAACCAAGCTAGGAGTAGGAAGTGGGATTAACTAAAGTCGTAGGAAGTGGTTTGAGTGGTGCTACTGTTAGTTCTAGCAACGTAGTAAGCATTCCAAAACAAGCAGGTATGTATGAACATATTATGTCAAAGGTTAGCACTTCAGATGGACAATTAGCTCCGTCAGCAGGTATACGTTTTAATAGTGTGTTTTCGTCAGATTACATTACTTATAAAGTGGTTATTGGTTATCTCAACTTTACTGGTGGAAGTGGAGACGATTTAACATTTAGGTTTCTTACAGGTACAGACACTGATATTAGCTCAAGTGATTACCAATACACTCTTACAAATCAAAGACATAATAATGACAGTTATCTTGCTATATCTGGTAATAACCAATCAACAGCTATAATATACAAAGACCTTTGGAATAATCTAGCAGGTGGTGTTCATGGGGAGTTAAATATTTACAATGTGGTTGCTCCAGTAATTGATGGTGCAAATACAGATAAAGGTACTTATTACAGACCTATGGTAATAAATGATCTGGTTGGGTATGCAGATGGAATAGATCATTATACAAGACAATCTGGAATGGTTCGTTACAACCCAAACAATCAAGACACACATTATACTGGGTTTACGTTACAATTTGGTCAAGAGGAAAGAGCAACCACGCACATTCAAGTTTACGGATTAAGGGTACACGCATAATGCCATACATAGGAAAAGCACCAAACCAAGGGGTTAGAACACGCTTCATATACCAAGCCACAGCAGGGCAGACATCGTTTAGTGGTTCAGATGCCAATGCAAACGTATTGAGCTACAGCGATGGTGAGTATGTAGATGTCTATCAGAATGGTGTTTTACTGAAACCTGCTACAGATTACACAGCTACATCAGGCACTACGGCTGTCCTAGTAACAGGAGCATCTCTGAATGATGTGATCGAGATTATAGTGTATGACGCTTTTTCCATAGCTAACAGCTACACCAAAGCAGAATCAGATACACGCTATCCTTTTCTTGGAAACGACAGTATAATACGAACCAACGGCAACAGTATCACGGCAGACATAACAATACCTAGTGGTACAAACGGATTGTCAGCAGGACCTATAACAGTTACAAATGCTACAATCACAGTTAACGGAGTGTATACAATAGTATGACCAGTCGATTATTAGTAGATAAGATTGAGGGTAAGAGTACGTCTGGTACTGTGCAGATGCCTCAAGGTCATGTCATTCAAACTCAAAGCTCTGTAATTACCTCTGAAGTTCAAACAAGCTCTACATCTTATACGGACACTGGTCACAGCGTAACCATAACTCCAAAGTTTAGCTCCTCAAAAATATTTATTTTGTTTTTAGGGGGAAGAATAACTTATGGAACTTCAACAGCAAGTAGAATATCAGTACAACTTCATGCAGATAGTGTAAATATTGCTCAAGTGGTAGAAGAACTTCAACAAGGCTCAAGTAATGTAGCTTATGGTTTTAATATGGCAAATAGTTTCACTCATTCACCTAACACAACGAGTGCAGTGGTTTACAAAACAGTATTTAAATCGATTGGTGGAAATGCAATCTATTATAACTCCCAAGGAGTGCCTATTAATTTAATAGCACAGGAGATAGCACAGTAATGGCAAGTGAACTTCATGTCGATGCAATAAAACATTCTGGTGGCACAAGTGCCTTGACGATAGATAGTAGTGGTAACATAGTTACTAATGCAAAGTTGCGAAGCACAGGTCATGTTATACAAACAGTGGTAGGGTCAACAAGTAATAATAATACAGGTAGTGCTACTTTTTCTTCAATAGGGTCAGGTACAATAACTCCAGTAAGCACATCCAGTAAAATACTTTTGATAGCACAAATACACGTTTATGTTCGTGGTTATGCTAGTAACGCTTGGAGAGGAGGACAAATTAGATTTAAAAGAGATTCTACTGCTATCTTTGGTGACATAGGTGCAGACCCTTATGGAAATGCAGGGCATTTTGACAATGATAATGATAGATACATGGAATATTCTACAAGAGTTTATTTAGATAGCCCTTCTACAACCAGTTCAGTAACTTATACAATAGAAGGTGCTTCCAGAGGAGGTCTTATAAATATTGAATTTAACAGTGGTGATTATGGAAGTAGTTCGTTTTATCTACAGGAGATTGCAGGATAATGGCATCAATACTTAAAGTAAATACCATACAAGACGCAACGAACTCTACAACGGCTATGAGTGTGGATACAGCAGGGCGAGTAAATTTTCCTACCTTACCAAGAGTAAGTGTTACACATAGCACAAATGGCACTGTAACTTATAGTGCTAATGACCACTATGTAACGGACTCAACTATACAACATAGAATTACTATGGTGGGAATTACCTTTGGTGGAAGTAATGGTCGTTTTACTGTGCCTGTATCTGGTGATTATGCTATATCCTACTTTAATATGATTAATGGTGCAGCATCTGGAACTGGGGTTGTGGAATGGAATATAAAAAAGAATGGGTCAGACAATTTGCTTAGAGCATATGCATCAGCAGATGGGAGTTATTGGAGTAATATGGGCTGTTCTGGAATTGTATCGCTTTCAGCAAGTGACTATATAACTATTGAATGTGGAGCTGCAAACGCAAGTTATGATGGTCATGGAGGGCATTACTCTGGTTTTTCAATGCATTTATTAGGATAACACCATGAGCAAAGCAGCAGATTTAGCAAACCTTATAGGCAACATCAACGCAGGGGGTGGTGGAGTAAATAAAAATGTCATAATTAATGGCGATTTTAAAATTAAGCAAAGAGCAGGAACAGGGACTCAATCCACAGATTTAGGTGCTAGTAGTGGCTATCATTTACATGATAGATGGAACTTAGATTTTAGTTCAACAGCAGGACGTTTAACCATGTCACATGATAGCTCTGCACCTAGTGGATTTGCAAATAGTATGAAACTTGCGTGTACTACAGCAGATACATCTATAGCGTCAGGAGAGTTTTTTCAGTTTGAACAACTTATAGAAGGTCAAAATCTACAAGCTTTTGCCAAAGGAACATCAGATGCTAAACCATTTGCTGTATCATTTTATGTAAAAGGTAATGCTAGTGCTACTTACATTTGTGAATTGTTTGATTCAGATAACAGTAGACAAGTATCTAAAACATTTAATGTTACAACAGATTGGACACGAGTAAAATTAAATTTTCCTGCTGATACAACTGGTGCATTTAATAATGATAATGCAAGTAGCTTGGCTTTTATTATACACTTACACGCAGGTTCAAATTACACAAGTGGAACTCTCAATACTACTTGGGATAGTGTAACACAAGCAAATAGAGCCGTAGGTATATCCTCATTCTTTGACAGCACAGACAGAACCTTCTTCATCACAGGTATTCAGTTAGAAGTAGGGCAGAATCCAACAGAGTTTGAGCATGAGACTTTTGAGAAGACGTTGCATAAATGTTATAGATATTATTATAGGGAATCTTTAGGGGGTTTAGGAATTGGAAGCTCATATGCAAATGGTGCGTGGAATTATGTTGGAATGATAATGCCTGTTACTATGAGAGCAGACCCAACAGCATCATACTCTGGGGGTACTTCAAGTGGTACTTGGCACTCATCTGCTACTTCTAAGGGAGTAAGTGCTAAAAAAGGTGTTATGACAGTTTATCAAAAATGTAATGGAACAAACCTTGATATTTATATTGGTGGTTCAGACCCCTTAATCCCTATATTAGATGCAGAGCTTTAAAAATGAATATTACACAAGCACAATATTTTGATTTACTAGGGGAAACATACATAATTGCAACTATTGATGGTCAAGAAGTAACAGTGCCGTCAGACCCTGACAACAGACACTACGCAGAAATACTAAAACAAGTAAAGGAAGGCACCCTGACAATTAAGGAAGCTGACTAATGCTTGGCTTTGGGGCAATATCGGAAGTCTCTATTGCGGAACTTCCTGGTGCTTTTGTACCAGTATCAGGACAGGTAGGAACGTCAGCTTTAGGTAGTGTTGGGGTCACAAGTTTTGGCGCAGCCGATGCTATAGGCGTATCAGCTACAATGGCTCTGGGTAATATATCCGTCACAGGAACAGCCAACATATCAATCACAGGATTATCAGCTATAGGTGAATTAGGAAACGAAACAGTGTGGGGATTAATTATTCCAGACGTAGGAAACACATACACAAACATAACAACAGGTGCTTCACAGACATGGACAGAGATAACTACAGGAGCATCTCAAACATGGACAGATGTCATACAATAAGGTATAAAAGTACCATAGAACTTTTTGAGGAGAAGCAATGCCAAGTACATATACAAGCAACGGTGGTATAGAAAAGATCGGTCTTGGCGAAAAGGCAGGAGCTTGGGGAACCACCACAAATAACAACTTTGATATTATAGATAGGTTAACTAATGGTGTTGTTGATATAACGCTATCAGGCACAACGCACACACTCACAACTAGTGATGGCTCAGTTTCTGATGGTATGTCAAAAGTTTTAGTTTTAGGAGGATCGCCTTCTGGAACAAACACAATAACAATCAGCCCTAGTGATGCAGATAAGTTATATTTTGTGCAAAATGGTACAAGTCAAACAGCTACATTTACACAAGGCTCTGGTGCTAACGTAAGCGTAGCAGCAGGAAAGCAAGCTATAATATATGCAGATGGTAAAGGTTCAACAGCAGCAGTAATAGAAATCAAGCCAAATACTGCTGATGCAAGTGTAGTAACAGCAACCCTAGCAGATGATGCAGTAACGGCTGCTAAAATAGCAGATGATGCCGTTGGTGCTGATGCTGTTGCTGACAATTCTATTGGAGCAGCAGCGATAAACATATCAGGAAACGGAACATCTGGTCAGGCTGTGGTTTCTGATGGAGATGGTAGTTTTAGTTACACATCTAATATTGTTCCATCTGGTGCGTTGATGCCTTTTGCAGGAACTTCTGCCCCAACAGGATATTTATTATGTGATGGCTCTGCTGTTTCACGAAGTACTTATGCAACTCTTTTTGCAGCTCTTGATAACGGAAATATATATGGAGCAGGTGATGGTTCATCGACATTTAATCTTCCAGATTTGAGAGGAAGAGTTATTGCAGGTCAAGATGATATGGGAGGTTCGTCAGCCAATAGACTTACCAATCAAACTGGTGGTCTTAACGGTGATGATTTAGGTGCAACAGGTGGTTCAGAAACGCATACATTGACGACAGCACAGTTAGCGTCACACACGCACAGTTTTAGTGATACAGATACTGTAAGCCCTGTTTCTATACCCAGAACTTTGATTGTAGGTGCTGCTGCTAATTCTGTAAACGTAGACGGTAGTGGAGTTCGTTCCGATTCTGGTTCTATAACTGTTTCAATTAGTGGAACTACAGGTAGTGCAGGTAGTGGTTCGGCACACAACAACGTACAGCCTACAATAATCTTGAACTACATTATAAAAACATAAGAGAATATTATGGCTTTAACTAAATTACAGTTTAGAGCAGGAATAAACAGAGATTCAACATCATACACCAACGAAGGTGGATGGTTTGACGGAGACAAAGTACGTTTTAGAAATGGCTTGCCTGAGAAGATAGGTGGTTGGACAAAGTATTCTGATACACAGTTTGTAGGAACCTGTCGTGCCTTGCACACATGGACAGCACTAGATAACACAAATTTCATAGGCATAGGTACAAGTCAAAAGTATTATCTCAATGCAGGTGGTACTTACTATGACATAACGCCTCTAAGGCTTCCATCAACATCGGCAGGCGATGTTACGTTCTCTGCAACCAACGGAAGCTCTACTATAACTGTTACAGACACAGATCACGGAGCAAACCTAAATGACTTTGTTACATTTTCAGGTGCAGTGACATTGGGTGCTAACGTAACAGCGAGTGTTTTAAACCAAGAACATCAGATAACATCCATAACAAGTAGCAGTCAATATGTCATTGACGTAATAAGTTTGTTAGACACAACGGCTATTAACGATACAAATGGTATAAACGAATCTGTTACTTCTGTAACTGTAGATGATACTAGCTCTTTTGCTTCATCTGGAACTATAAAGATAGATGACGAGTTAATCACTTACTCTGGCAAAACGTCAACCACTCTTACAGGTCTTACTAGAGGTGCATTAAGCACTAGCGCAGCTACTCATGCCGATGATGCCACCGTAACGGAGATGCCCAATGCGTCAGATTCTGGGAATGGTGGAAGCTCTACAGTGGGAGAGTATCAGATAAATGTAGGACTAGAAGATAACTCCTACGGAAATGGTTGGGGTGCAGGTATATGGGGTGGTATATCTGGTTCAGCAGCAACCACAGCCGTAAATGATGGAAGTGGTATGACAGCTTCAGACACTAGCGTAACAGTGGATTCATCAGCTAACTTTGAAACAACAGGATACTTGTTAATAGATAGTGAGATAATTCAGTACACAGGAAAAACATCTACTACATTTACTGGATTAACTAGAGGATTATTTGGAACAACGGCAGCTACTCATGCAGATAACGCTACAGTCACAGAGGCATTAGGGGGTTGGGGTGTGCCTGCCACTACAAACATAGCAGGAGCCTTGCTGAGACATTGGTCACATGACAACTTTGGTGAAGACTTAATAATGAATGTAAGAGATGGTGCGATATACTATTGGGATAGATCAGGTGGCACATCAGCAAGAGCCGTAGAGATTACAACACTAGCAGGGTCTACCAACGCACCAACAATAGCCAAGAAGGTTATAGTCTCTGAAAGAGACAGACACGTTTTAGCTTTTGGTTGTGATAGTGAAACAGCAAGTGGTACACAAGACCCATTACTGATTCGGTTTGCATCTCAGGAAAGTCTCACAGCGTGGAACGCTTTACCAACAAATACGGCAGGGGAGTTGCGTATTGGTACAGGATCAGAGATAGTTACAGCCATACAAACAAAGCAACAGACACTCGTTATTACAGATGTATCCGTACACGCTTTACAGTTTATCGGACCTCCGTTTACATTTGGTATTACAGAGGTTGGTAGAAACACCACAATAATATCTGAGAATGCTGCCGTGGCTGTAGAGGAATCTGTGTACTGGATGGGATACAGAGAGTTCTATGTGTACAATGGTAGAACACAAAAGCTCGTGTGTCCTGTGCAAGACTTTGTGTTTAGTGATTTAAACAGAGATCAGGATACTAAGATTGTGGCAGGTCAGAATAGTGCATACTCTGAGGTATGGTGGTTTTATCCATCATCAAGTGCAACAGCTAACGATAGATATGTAGTATACAACTACGAGCAAAACATTTGGTATTATGGCACTCTTGCAAGAACAGCATGGGTGGACAGAGGTGTGTTATTGTATCCCATAGCTGCCTCGACAGATAACTATCTTTATTATCAAGAGTTTGGTTTCGATGATGGATCGCAGTCTCCTGCATCAGGAATTACATCATTTATAGAATCAAGTCAGGTAACAATAGGAGATGGAGACAATTTCTTTTTTGCAAGTAGAGTTATTCCTGATGTAACTTTTAGAAACAGCACAAGCACATCGCCACAGGTAAACTTAACGCTAAAGGCAAGACGATTTCCTGGTACTACATACGATCAAACAGAGACAAGTTCTGTTACGCAGTCAGCAAGTACTCCTATAGAGTTATTTACTGAGAAGGCTGATATACGCCTTAGAGGTCGTTCTTTTGCTGTTAGGTTAGAAAGTACAGCAACAGGTGTTACATGGCGTTTAGGAACCACTAGAGTTGATCTGAGGCAGGATGGTAGGCGATAATGTCCACAAAAGTACCCATACCGTTCTTTCCATCGGCTCCAAACGAGTATGATGCAAACTACATAACACAGATCGTAAGAGCCTTTGCGATATATACAGAGCAACAAAACGCAGGGGGAGAGGGCAGAAACACAGGTCTAGTCTTAACTAATCTACAGGCACATGACGATAACCTAGAAGTGGGATCATTGTTTGACCACGATGGGTTTGTGAAAATAAGTAGAGCAGATAGACCACATCCAAGAGGCAGTTTGGGAACGACAGGACTAGGGTCGGTAACCATAACATTACCATAAAATGGGCAAGAGAAGTAATTTTGTCAGGTTTGACAGAGACTATTATACAACTCCAGTAGAGGGAGTTACACCTTTGTTACCGCATATAATGGGAAAGATACAAAGATTTGCAGAGCCGTGTGCAGGTAATGGTGCTTTGATAGATCACATAGAGGGGCATGACTTTTTTTCTCTTGAAAAAAACAATCCTGTTTGTGTTTACGCATCAGACATAGAGCCACAACGAAAAGACATAATTAAGAAAAATGCCCTTAAATTAACTAGGAATGATGCAGTAGGAGCAGAAGTGTTTATAACAAACCCACCTTGGGATAGAAGCATACTTCATCCTTTAATATTTCATTTAACAGCCTTTAAACCAACGTGGCTTTTGTTTGACGCTGATTGGATGCATACTAAACAAAGCTCTATTTTTCAGAAAATGTTGAAGAAAGTAGTAAGTGTTGGTAGAATCAAATGGATTAAAGACAGTAAAAGCACAGGCAAAGATAATTGTTGTTGGTATTTGTTTGATAAATATTTTGATGGGAACACAGAATTTTATGGAAGAATAGAATGAAACAAAAGAAATTAGAAAAAGGTTCTGTGTGGGAAAAAGCTGATGCAAACGGTGATGGTGTGGTCACAGATCAAGAGATGGCTATGCGAGAGCGTATGGTTCTTTTGGAAAATAGAGACAAAAAAGAGGATCAACAAAGACACCTTGTTTGGTTTTCAGCATTAACGGTTACAGCTTTTATAGTTGTGTTGATGACACCATTAGTTCCTGTTGATAGAATTTCGCACCTTTCAGGAATCGCTGAAATTTGGGTATTATCTAACATGGGCGTTTTGGCGAGTTTTATAGGATTTAATCAGCTTGCAAAAAGAGGAGCAAAAGATGACAACAAGAGCTAAGAAAACTATTAAGAAAGTAGCTAGTAAGCTTACTAAAGCTAGTAAAGCACACGCAGGACAAGCAAAAGCATTGTCTGCAATTAAGTTAAAAAAAGGCGGTAAGGCAAAATCTAGAGTAAACGAAGCAGGCAACTATACAAAACCAGAGATGAGAAAAAGAATGTTTTCAGCAATAAAAGCAGGTTCTAAGGGGGGCAAGCCTGGTCAGTGGTCTGCTAGAAAAGCACAACTACTAGCATCTCGTTACAAGAAAGCAGGTGGTGGTTATCGCTAAAGACCCAAAAATAGGAACAGGAAAGAAACCAAAAGGTTCTGGAAGGAGGCTATATACAGATGAAAACCCCAAAGATACAGTCACTATTAAATTTGCCACTGTGGCAGATGCCCAAGCAACTGCTCGTAAGGTTAAACGTGTTAATAAGCCGTTTGCTAGGAAAATACAAATCCTCACCGTCCTTGAGCAAAGAGCCAAAGTTGCAGGAAAAAACAAACAAGCCCAAATCGCAAAGAGGGCGAAAGAAGAAATCAGAGCCAAGCATAGAGGAAATCAAGCAACAGCTAAAACCAAAAAAAAGAGGAAGACCTAGAAAAAATGAAGGAAAGTCAAAAAAGTCTTAAACGGTGGACGCAACAGAAATGGCGAACAAAATCAGGTAAGAAGTCTGGTAAAACAGGAGAGCGTTATTTACCAGAAGCCGCTATCAAAGCGTTGTCACCACAGGAATACGCAGCCACAACAAGAGCTAAACGCAAAGGCACAAAGCAAGGCAAGCAGTTTGTTAAGCAACCTAAGAGCATAGCTAAGAAAGTCAGGAAGTATAGATAATGTTACAGAACTTGATAGGACCTGTTACAGGTCTGTTAGATAAATTTATAGAGGACAAAGATCAAAAGGCAGCTCTCGCCCATGAGATAGCCACTATGAGCCAGAAACACGCTCAAGAACTAAGTCTTGCTCAAATAGAAGTAAACAAGGCTGAAGCACAGTCAGGGTCACTGTTTAAGGGCGGTTGGCGACCAGCAGTTGGGTGGGTCTGTGCGATTGCCTTCCTATATCATTTTCTCTTAAAAGACATAATTATATTCGTATGTGCATTTGCAGGTGTAGAAGTGCCAGACCTACCAGAGTTTGACATGAGTACGTTGCTTACAGTTCTAGGTGGTATGTTAGGAATTGGTGGACTACGCACATACGAAAAGCAAAAAGGATTAACAAAATGAATTGTTGGCATTGTAATAAAGAGTTAATATGGGGTGGTGACCATGATATTGAAGACAATGAAGAATATACAATGGTTACAAATTTATCCTGTCCACAATGTAATTCCTATGTGGAAGTTTATCTTCCAAAGGATAAAAAGAATAATAACGCCACCATCAATTAGATGTGATGTCTGTGGTCACGATATGGAAAACGTAGAGGGAAGTATGCGTTGTAAATACTGTCAATACTTCTATGATATGAACAAAGAGTGGATAGATTTTGTTCACAAGAGATCGACTATAATAAAAAAGGAGGAGGAAGACGATGGAAGATAATTATCACGATAGTTTAATAGCATTACTGCATCACGAAGGGGGATATGTAAATCACCCAAAAGACCCTGGCGGTGAAACTAATTTGGGAGTTACTAAGAGAGTTTACGAGGAGTATCTGGGCAGAGAGGTTACTAGTGACGAGATGAAGAACCTTCAGCCATCAGATGTAAAGCCATTATACAAAAAACTATACTGGGATCGCTGTAAATGTGATGATTTACCTAGTGGTCTTGATTGGGCGGTTTTCGATTGGGCTGTTAATAGTGGTACAGGTAGAGCCGCTAAAGCAGTGCAAAAGATATGCGGTGCAGCTCAAGATGGAGCCATAGGACCTAAGACATTAGCCTTAGTAAACGGTCAGAACACAGAGTACATGATAGAGGAATTGGGTAAGATACGACAAGAGTTCTATGAATCTCTTAAAACATTTGATACATTTGGTAAAGGTTGGACAAGACGTAATAAAGAAACGACTGAGAAAGCCTTAATAATGGTTGAGGAAGATGACGACTAAAAAAGACCCAAGGTTAGCTAGAGCAGGGGTTAGTGGGTATAACAAACCTAAACGAACCCCTAATCACCCCAAGAAATCACATATCGTGGTTGCAAAAGAGGGTGACAAAGTAAAAACCATACGCTTTGGTCAGCAGGGTAAGAAAGTTGGCACTGTAAAAGGCACAGCAGGCAAGCCTAAAGCAGGTGAATCTCAGAGAATGAAGAATAAACGCAAAAGTTTTAAGGCTAGACATGGTAAAAACATTGCCAAAGGCAAGATGTCAGCCGCATATTGGGCAGATAAAGTCAAATGGTAAAAGGCATAAAATTCTTTTTATTCTTTAATTTATTCTATTTTGAACTTTTAGCTTACGAATTTATATGATAAAAGTACTATAGTACTTTTGAAAGGTTATGAATGGCACTTCCTTTAATTTTAGGTCTACTAGGGTCAACGCTTGGAACAACAGGGGCGTTGGGTACAGCTATAGGGGCTATAGGGGGTGGAGCTTTAGGCTCTGGTATCGGTAGATTTTTAGAGACAGGCGATTTAGAAGAGGGTTTAAAGACAGGAGCTACTAGTCTTATAGGGGGTAAAGCACTAGGTGCAGTCTTTGGAGGTATGGGAGGTCAAGCAGCTACAGAAGGGGCAAAAGCAGTTCCCACGTTTGGTCAAGCAATAGCTCAAGACCCAACTAAAACATTTGGTAGTTCTTTAATGCAGGTAGCACAAAACCCTATAACACAAGGACAGGCTATTCTGGCACAAGGTACAGTGCCACCACCTATGCCAAAGAAACCAGACCCTGTAGAGTTTGAGAACAGGCAGGCAGGCATACCAAGAAACGTAGATAGAAGACCTCCATCAGACTACAGACCAGGCTATGATGGTGAGTTTGACTACGGTATAACACCTAACTTTGGTGTTGGCTTGATGAGTGAAGATGATCCAAGATATATGAATATGGGAGGACTGGTTGGTCTTTTGGGCAATCAAAAAGTACAAGACGCTTTAAGTAATGTTGTGGGCATTTCTTTAAATCCTGCCATGCAAAGAGAAGCTAATAAGCTAATGACTGGAGAATTTACTCCAGAGGGCTACTCGCCATTAACTATGGCAGATGTAGGAATGAAAGAGGGTGGAGAGTTAAAACCAATACCAGAGGGTAACAAAGGCTTACCGAACCTACCTAAAGATGTAAGAAACAAAATGGGTTTTATGCAAGAGGGCGGTGTGGCAGAGATCATGGCTCCTAATGTGGAAGACTCAAAAGAACTACAAACAATAATAATAAGGGCAGCCAGAGCGTTGCAAGGTGCTACAGAAAACCCAGAGAAAGATATTCAAGTGTTTGTTGAGAAGTTCGGTATGCAGGCACTAAACGATCTACGACAGAGGGTAGCGTCTGGAGAACTTAGTTTTGGTAGAGATGGTGGCATTAGAGGTATGATTAGTGGCGAAGGTGATGGTATGAGTGACTCTATAGAAGCAGAGATAGTAGAGAGTGCAGGAGACCCATCAGGATCAGGAAGACCGCTACAGGTTGCTAACAACGAGTATGTTGTGGCAGCAGACGTAGTGTCAGACATAGGTAACGGATCATCAGAAGCAGGAGCAGCGAAGCTAGATAGACTAATGAAAGATGTAAGATTAGCAAGGCATGGCACAACAGAACAACCTGATGAGAAAGATATGATGAGTGTTATGAAAAAGGCAATATCATGATGTTTAGTGCCGTACCAAAGCAAGTTATAGATATTGTGTGGGATGATGTAGTCAAAGTATTAAAGCCTGCTGTGGATACAGCAAAAGGTAAGCTAGGTATAAATGACATAAAAGATTATTTGTCTAAGGGTTTGTATGAATTATGGGTTGTTATGGACGGAACAAAGATTATAGCAGCAATTACAACTAGGATTATAGAGTATCCAGAGCGTAGAGCATTGGCGATGGATTTTATAGGTGGTACTAGAATGAAAGAGTGGTTACCAGAAGCTCAAAGTACCATAGTACAATTTGCAAATGACAACAATTGCAGTCATCTAGAGGGCTACGGTAGAAAAGCGTGGAGTAGATGGTTAAAAAAGTATGGTTGGAAGCCAGATTACATAGCATACAGGATGGAAATAAATGGGTAAAGGATCAGCACCTACAGAGACAAAGTCAACGGTTACGCAAACTAACCTGCCAGAGTATGTACGTCCATATTTTGAAAGACTTTTGCAAAGAACAGAGGCAGAGTCACAAAGACCCTATCAGCCTTTTGAGGGTCAAAGGATTGCGGATGTTAGTCAAGATTTATTAACATCAGAAGATAGAATTAGAGGTATTGCAGACCAAGGTTTGCCTGGCATGACAGATGCTATGGATCGTGTAAGGCAAGGAATGGATTTTAAGGCTCGTCAGTTTACAGGTGATGAGGTTAGCAAGTATATGTCGCCTTATATGGATCAGGTTGTAGCAAGACAAAAGCAGTCAGCTATAGATGATTACAGACAGCAACTAGCAGGTGGTAGGGCTGACGCTATATCCGCAGGAGCATTTGGGGGTTCTAGAGAAGGTGTACAGAGAGCATTAGGAGAAGAAGCTTTATATGATAGACTAGCCGATATAGATGCTACAGGAAGACAAAGAGCGTTTGATCAAGCAACAAGCGCATTCCAAGCCGATAGAGCGGCGGATGTAGACGCTGAGAGAATAGGTTTAGGTGCTGCAGGAAACTTGGCAGGTCTATCAGAGAGAGCAAGAGCAGGAGATGTAGAGGCAGCCAGATTGTTGGAAACTATAGGTAAGGCAGGTATGTCTAGAGACCAAGCAGGATTAGACTTAGCTTATAGTGATTTTAACAGACAGAGAGCGTATCCACAGGAGAAGCTTGGATTGTTTTCATCTGTTCTTAGAGGTATACCAGTGCAACCATCTACAACCGCAACACAATATGAGCCTTTTGATCCACTAGGTAGAGCATTAGGGTATGGTCTTACAGCACTAGGTGCATCTAGATACGGAAGAAGAATGTAATGCTTAATATTTTACAGATAGAAGATCGTTTAAAAGATATGTCACAAGATGCTGTTATGGAAGCATTAAATAACCCTAACCCTGTTATACCTCCTTTTATGGCTTTAGCTGAACTCAACAGGCGTAAAAGAATGAATGATGATTTAGCGATGAGGCAGGCACAAAATCAACAGACAGTTAAAGATCAGGTAATAGCAGGGGCAGGTATGCCTATGGAAATGGCATCAGACATGGCTACAGCTATGGCTCCTAAATCAGATATAGCAGGTAATACAGGATTAGAAGCAATGATGCAGAGCAACACTCTGCCATCAGAATATAATGATGATATAGCCATGATGGACACAGAGTTTGAAGATGAGCCTATGGAGATGGCATCAGGCGGTCTTGTTGCAGGGGGTATGAACAAAGCAGGTGCAGGAGCATTTTTAAGAGGATTAACTTCTTTTTTAAAGCCAAAGCCAAGTCCATCAACAGGCACGAGTTTAGTGCCTAAAAGCACAGAGGTCGGACCTTACCTAGGTCCGAAAAAACCACCTAGTTTTAATGCTAAAGACCTAATGAGAAAGACAGGTATATTAGGGCTTGGTGGTTTATTTGCAGGCGATGATGATGAGGAGGATGAAATAGGTCCTGAACAAGGTCCTCCGTTTATGGAGCCAGAAGAGGATGATAATCCAGTAGTTGATCCTGATCCAGACCCAACATATGCTCCAAGTTATATACCACAGCTTATGAAACAGTTGCAGGAAGATAGAGAAGCACTAAGAGCAGGTAGAGATCAGGACATGGGTCTAGCATTAATGACCGCAGGATTAAACATAGCAGACAGAGGTCAGCTATCAGCAGGTGTTGCAGGTGTAGAACAACTAGCACAGGCTAATCAAGCATACAGAGAGAACCTCAGAAACCTATCTGGTCTAGGTGTACAGGCAGGTGTAGCAGGAGATACATTAATGCAGAAAGCAATGCAGGCTAGAATGAGCTACGACAAGTCCATAGAGCTTGCTAAGATGCTAGGAGCAGGAGATTTGATAAAAGGTATCGGAACAATAGGTGATCAGTTGGCTTTAATAGAGCAGTCAATACAACTTGGTGTAGATGAAAACGAAATGCCCTTGTCACCAGAAAAAACAGCAATGCTAAATGCAAAGAAAGATGCTCTATCAGAAATTTACAGTATGTTGATAGCAAGGACACAAGGAGAACTTGGTAAAAACGTGATTGCGAGTCCGTAATGCCGTTAAAGTTAATTAGAAGCCCTGTGACTGGAGAATACTATCCAGTAAATATTGCAGGTGATACACCCACACCAGAAGAAAAAGAAAGAATAAGGCAATATCTTCTTATGAAAGAAAGAGAAGTGCCTGCCGTTCAAGAGGAGATACAGAAGAACTACGCTCCTAAATCTGGTTTTGGTGCTTTAGGTGTAGGTGTAGATCAGGCAAAACATCTTGGTTTAAGCTTCCTGCAAGGCGTGAATAGGATGGTGGGCGATGACGAAGATGCTGACGAATATCAAGAAATGCTAAATAAATTAGGCAGAAAGATACGTCAGGAAAGTGCAGGATTACAGAAATTTAAAGAGATAGACAGCATTGGTGATGCGGCTCGATTTGCAGGTGAAACAATCTTGCAAACAATACCATCTACAGCCGTAGCTCTAACAGGTGCTGCAGCAGGTGTAGCAACATTACCTTTTTCAGGAACAGTATTGGGTGTTGGTGTAAGCGGTGCGTTGGGTGGTGCAGCAGCAAGTCTACCTTTATTTATGGGTGGAAATAGAGAAGCACAAAAAGAAAGTTTAAGAAGACAAGGTAAACCAGTAGAAGTCGATGAAGGGGCTGCGTTCTTTACTGCCTTACCCCAAGCATTACTAGAATCTTGGGGAACAATTTTCATAACATCTATAAAAAAAGCAGGATTAAAAGTAAATCCACAGGCTTTTGAGAGCGGTGGTCTGTTTACTAGATTAGTGGATAAAGCTACAGGCACAGCACCAAGACGGATAGGTGGTGCTATCGGTACAGGTGCAGTAGCAGAATCAGTAACAGAAGTAGGGCAGTTGCTATTAGAAAGAAAGCAAGCAGGTATGTCTATAGATTTTAATAACCCAGAGGTATTAGACCAGGTGATAGAGGCAGCCGTAGCAGGGGGTCTAGTTGGTGGTGTGTTCAAAGGCGGTGTTACAGGCGTTAGTGAGTTTAGCGAAAGAAAGAAGAAAGCAGACAAGCAAACAGAGCTAAACAATGACCTAGAAGAAGAGTATAGACAAAATGTGGAAATGCAAAAAAATGCACAGCAATCATTTACAAATAACCCTGCATTACTTATGGCGGAAGAAGGATCACCGATCACCGATGGTCTTACCAAAGCAGGAGATGTACTGGCATCAGAAACGAGAGAGCCTAGACCTGTAAGACCAGACGAGCTAACAGCAAAACAATTAGCAGTCATAAGAAATGAGAGAACAAAGAAGGGTGTATCTCTGGATGAAACGCAGTTTCCTATTACACTAGAGGAGATAAGAGCAACGCTAGGACCTAGAGAAGCAAGGAGACTAGCATCAAAACAAGGCATACCAGTAAAAGATATTAACACTGCTACAGTTAATAAGTTTAGCTATGATCAATATAAGAAAGTATTAGAAAGCATCAGAAAAAATAAAGACAGAGATTTTTCTGAAAACAAAATTAACGCAATCATACAAAAGGCAACAGGATTTAAGTCAGGAGAACTGACACAAGCTATAAGAAACGAGCTTGTTGGTAGAGGTCATTTAAGAGCTACACAGGATCGTGCTTACCGAATGGAGACAGGTATGTCTATCCCTGTTGGTGAGGTCGAGTTCCAGAAAGCCAGAGAGTTTACAGAGGGAAGACTAGCAAAAGAATCCAAACAGCTAGACGACAGAATAATAGAAGCAGAAAAGCAACTAGAGACAGGTCAGGTAGAGGGCAGAAAAGAAAGAGGTAAGAAAAGATTTACCATGCCAACTCTGGCACAACAGTTACAGGACAAGATAGAGCTAGCTAACAAGCTAGAAACTATGAAGGACAATGTTACAGAGTCTGTAGTGCCTGCCATAAACAAACTTATAAAACCCTACATAGCAAACAAGACAGTCAAGCCTTTCAAGACACCGCTAGATGTGTTCAAGGGCATAAATACAATATTAGGTAGTGCTACAAGCAATAACACAAGAGGTGTACCCTATGGTCTTAGAAAAGAGATAAGAGACCTACAGGAAGAAGTTGCAAGAACAGAAAGAGGTATAGAAGCAGATAAGCAAGCACATATGTTCTTACAGACAAGTGATTTTAGTGCTGACAATGTGAAGTTTGGAATGCGAGGGTCAACTCAAGCTAATGATCCAGAGATGTTGTTTGCAAGACAAAGACAAAAAGAAGAACAACTAAGAAGAAAAGAACAAGAATTAGAAACAGAGCAAGCGACCGCAAGAGAGTTAAAGAAAAACGTCAGAGTTCTAGCAGATCAAGAAGCATACGAAAAACAAGTAGATAAAATTAAAGGTATTCAAGAAGAAATACAAAAACTAAAAAGAGATGCAAAAGAGCTAGAAGACATTAGAAGGAAGCCAACAGCTAGTGTCACGCAAAATCAAGGTCAGAACCAATCAAACCAGATGAATGCCACAGCTAATCTGGGTGCAAAAAATCCTTTTGTTAATGAGTATCAACAGAACCTAAATGAGGTAGGCGATAGATTAAGAAGCTATCTAAAAGATGATCTAAAGCTAAACCCAGACAGGGTAGAGCTTATAACAAAGAACTACATACAGAAAGATGGCTTTGTCTTTGGTCAGGAACAGAGAGCAGGACACAACAAGAGAGCTATAACCCTAGCCATGCAGTTGTTTGATCGTGATACGATTGCTGATCCTACAAAGCAAGACATGATCCTAGACAGGATTAAAGGTACGCTAAATCACGAAGTGCTACACTCTCTCAGAGCGTTAGGATTGTTTACAGAACAGGAGTTCCAAACTCTTGTAAAGGCAGCCAACACAAGAAAGAAAGTCCTATGGCGTGAGGGCAAGGTTGTAGAAAGACAGTATACATATCTCGACAGAGTAAAAAGAATATACAGAAGAGATAGATTTCCTGACATGGACGAGAAAGCTTTCAACGACATGGTGCAGGAAGAGGCAGTGGCTGATCTATTCCAAGATGCTATGGATGGCAAGCTAAAGCTAGGTGGCGTACAAAAGACATTACTACAGAGAATAATAGATTTCTTCAAAGCTATATACAAAGCCAACATTGACAATGAGTTTGATGATATTAGCCAGATTATAGAGGACGTTAAGTCTGGTAAGATAGGCATGAGAAAACCACAAGAACTTAGCTCTGATGATCAGGTTAGGTTCTCACTTGGAGAAGACGTATATAACAATGCCCGAAAAGAAAAAATAAAAATTGATGAGCTTGATGTTTATTCAAGGGTAGAAGGTGTAAATGCCAACAAGCCAGATACAGAATTTCTAGCTAACTATAAAACCAGAGTAGGTCCTTTGGGTCGTGATATCAGTAAGGTAGGTCATAATCCTGTAGGCTACAGACCTATCTACGAAGATGAATATGTAAAGACAATATTAGTTCCTACAGATCAAGCCGCTAAGTTGCTTGCCCCAATAGACATAGGAAGTGAGACAATCGACTCTATAGCAGAGGGTATAGAGAAATACGATGTAAAGATAAATCCTCCTCAAATATCCGTTGAATTGTCAGAGGACGGAAAGTCCTTACTTGTTACTTCAGGAGAAGGAAGGAAAAGAATACAAGCCTTAAAAAAGCTAGGATACAAAAATGTAGCTGTAGACCTTATGTCTAGAAAAGGAAAGGCTTACAAGTCAGAGTTAGAGGCTTATGCAAAGCCTAAAATACTTATAAACAGAATTGGGTATGACCCTACCAATCCAGACAAAGGTTCTAGAGGTGTAGTCTATAGTATAAATGACAACAACTATGCCACCATAACTCAAGAAAGAGACATAGATAAGCTAGGTTTTTACTCCAAAGCCTTGGAAGTCATAGAGAAAATGCCACAGAAAAAAGGAACAGGAGAGCAGTTCCTTAAATATCTGGAGGGTAAAGTTAAGAAAGATGAGTTGTTGTGGACAGGAGTTCAGGATTATTTAGAGAATACAGATAAGGTTACTAAAGACGAACTATTAGCTCTTATGAGTTCTAACAGAATATATGTTGAAGAAACAGAATTGCTTGCTTTTGGTAAATCAGAACAGAAGAAAGATTTAATCGATTTACCTAGAACGAACATGGAAAGAAATAATGCTACAGAAGATGTGATAGCAGATCGCATGGCATTTGGGCAAAAAAACTATAGAATATCTAAGAAAAATCTAAGATATCCTGACGAGTTATCAAGTAAAATAGAGCAGGGATCAGTCAGAGTATATGAAGGGGATGTCATATCTATTGCTGACCTTGTTAATAACAGAAAATTGAATAATGAAACTTTGATGTTATTAGGTGATGCCGATATAGGATTTATAGAATCAGAGCAAGAAATAGACAAACTTTCAAAACAAGCAGGACTTAAATACCAAATAATAGAAGTAAGAGATGAAGCAGGTGCAAGAGATTTTGTAGAACGGGAGAAAATAAAATTAAGAGACAATAAAGAAGAGCTAGAAGAAAGAGAGGAGAGCGGTGGATTTATCCCTGAAGGTGTTAGGTATGAGATTGAAGACTTAGAAAACTCAGTAGCAGGATACGAAGACTTTTATGGTAATTTAACTGGTGATGCGTTTGATGCATATGAAGACAAAGTAGAAGGAGTAGTAGGAAACAAGTTTTATGTATTACGATTTGAGGGAAACACAGAAGAAGAAATATTAGAGGACAGAAGTAAACAAAAATATGATCAAACAACACTAGAGAGACACGGCATAATTAAAAGAGAAGGAGAATCATATGAGCGTCAGACTCCAATTATTGTGGAACTAACAGAGGATATAAGAGTTAATTCAGTTAAAAGAGGTGACTTTGGAACTGACGAGGATGTAAAGGCGTATCAAGAATTAAGAGAAAAACAAAATAATATAATACTCACAGAAAATTTTAAAATAAGAAAGAAACAAGAAGAAATTGATGCACAAAACAGTGAAATTAGAAGATTTAATCAAACATTACTTCCTGCTGATAACGAAGCATCGACTGCAGCGGGTGGAACAAATTACAGAGTTTTTGAGATTGAACTGCCTGCTGAAGCGTTCCCAAAATTAAAATATAATCCTGTACATTTTAAAGGTGAGAGACAATTAGTGTTTGCTTTGGCTAAAGACAGGATCATGCCTGATGGAAGAAAAGCGTTAACTATTCAAGATTTTCAAAGTGACTGGGGTCAGAGAGGAAGGAAGCTGGGATTTACAGAGCCAGTATTAAGACAGGATGTAGATTACAGTGTAAGACAGATAAGAGATATTATTAAAGGTCTTAGGGCATTGTTTCAACAAAGGTTAGACCAGTTGGCAGAGGGAATAAATGTAACCAAAGCAAGTGATCAATATTTAGAGAAGATAGTTAAAAAACGGCAACAACAATTAGATGAATTTGAAAAAAACATAGAGGAGAATATAAAGCAAGTATATAAACGTGGCTTTCCTCTCAAAGAAGGCACAAAAAATATAGAGATGATTAATAAGGCAGGCTCTGAATTAGACAGGTTAACACAAATCTCCTCTTACGATTCGATATTTCCTGAGTTAGATGATGCAATGGAACCTGTTAATGTTAGTTTTAGAAATCTTTCAACATCTAAACTAGATAGATTTAAGGGATTTGGTAAATATCCTAATGCTCCTTTTATAACACAGACACAGCACTGGTCTAAGTTGATGATCAAGCGTCTTCTAAAAAGAGCATCAGATGAGGGATATGACTATTTAGTATTTTCAGGTGGTGATGTGCTTGTTAATCAGTTGGGTCAGCCAGAAGGCAATAATAGTTTTTATGATGATCAATTACCAGGATTCGTAAGAGATGTATTAAAGCCTCTGGACAAAGAAGCTTTTATAGGAAGATACCAAGATCAACTTAGAAAATTAATTAATAGGGGTATGGCAGAGCTAACTCAACAAGAGAGAGAAAGCATATTAAATGTTTACGATGGAATGAAATCAGATGTTAGTATAGAAAGAGAAGACAGTTTTTCTAATTATACTCCAGAACAACGTCAAGAGATGGTTGATGCAATAGTCAAGTTAAGGCAAACCAATGGGGCTACTCAGGCTTTAGTGCTAAACGCAATTCAGCGTGATCAATTTGGAAAAATAAAACTACAGTACATGGCACGAACTATAAGAAATAGTAAGCCTCCACCCGATGCAGACAGACTAGCTAAACTAAAAGCAGCTAACATAGATGTTACGGCTATGTTATCAAGACCATTAGCTGAAATATTTCAAAAGAGGTTGCCAACAGGTGAAGCGATCCCTGTAACCCAAGAACAATTAGAAAAAGAATACAAAGCAATAATGTCACAAACGGTGTCATTTCCTAGGTATGATGGAGAAACAAATCCAAGAGGAGAAGTTCTTTCTACAACATCAAGATCATACAAAAAGTACTATGATACTTTTATAAGTCATGACGAAAACGGAAAACCCAGAGAAGGAACAGACCTTGGCTTAATGTATTATGATAATATAAATGATAAACCCTCTGCATTCAACTCACACGACACGGTTAAACAGGAAGCCAGGCGTGACTATAGAGCGTTACATAAAAGCTATGCCATAAGACTAACAAAAAAACTAAAAGAACAGTTAGAGTTAGGTCAGGAGTTATTTTCTCTTGGATACACACCTGAAGGAGACAAGGTTACTGGGATAGATAAGACTCTTATGGAGAGAGTTATATCAACTCTTACAGAGAACCAGTATCTCATATCCTCACTGCCAGAACTAGAGGATGACCCAAAGGGCGATCCGACACTTAACTTTAGAAATCTAATACCGTCCACAGGAAGAAGAGATGTGGCTGTGGTCATGAGAGATTATCTCTCACACAGACAGAACAGAGCAGGTGACTTTAGAATAAACCTAGATGACGTAACGGATGCAGATAAAGAAAGCATCGCTACGATAATGGCAGCCGAAGCAGAGGTTGCATTAGCCAGAGATGGCAATGCTCTTGGTTGGTATGACGCTAAGTTTAGAGCGGCTAAAAGTCTAATCGGTCTTATACGCCCAGAGATACTCAATAATCCTGAACACGATGCAGTGTTTGATTATGCTTTGGCAGTTACATCCAATGGTGTAGCAGTAATGCAGAACTTTGAATATGCGTTGAAGCAATATGATTATTGGGTTGAAAACGGCAAGTTTGATGAAATAGGGTATGGAAAATCAAAAGGAGCTATGGAAGCTCACTTTGCATTGTATAACGCTCTTACAGATATGATGAAGTCTGGTGACTATAAGAGACCAAAGAGACTAGACAACTACCCACCAGAAGCCATAGGCGTGGACATTGAGCATTTCTTAGACAGAGATATAAAAATAAGAGACCTGATAAATGACCCTGTGTTGAGTGGTATTGCAGAGAAGAGTGGCGTAAGTCTTGAATCTTTAGGATCACAGGAAAAGAAAGATACTGTGGTCAAGATGTCTACCATCATAGGATCGAAGATAGGTGGTGGGTTCTATCAGAACCTCAGAGGTAACTACGATACCCTAACTATGGATATGTGGTGGATGAGGTTCTTTAATAGAATTACAGGAAACCCATTTAAAACACCTCAAGACAAAACTCAGTTAAAAAATTACAACCAATTTCTTGAAGAAATTACAGTAAACAGAGCAAATCTTACAGATATAGAGAAGAGACTTCTAAAAGAAGCTAGAGACAACATAGGTAATGTTCCTCTGCGTAGAGACATGGTGGCAAGAACAACGCAAAGAATGGATCAAAGAATAATTGATCTGGCAAAAGAATACTCAGTAATACGAAATCGTTATTATAATTCTGTATCTAATCAGGGAGTGGTGGATGGTATGACAGCAGAGGAAAGGGCTGTCATAAGAAGAAGAAATAGAGAGCAAAACAATCTTCTTGTTAAGCCAAGGTCTGTTTTGTTAGCCGATAGCATAAAGAGAAACTTTGTTGACATTGGTCAAGACACCCCAAGAAGTGCCACTGATCGTGAGTTGATGAGAGAAACCACACAGATGGCTATAAGAAAATTAGAGCAACGTGGCGTAGTGCCAAAAGGAGCATTGACTAATGCTGATTTCCAAGCTGTTATGTGGTTCCACGAAAAGGAACTCTTAGATAAGCTAGGAGCAAGAAAAGGGAACGGACAACAAAATGATTTTGTAGACAGTGCTATAGAAGCACTAAGAAAGGAAGGTATAGACGATGACACGATTGCGAAAACACTCCCCAATGCAGAGCGAGGCAGGATCATTCGTGGAGCAGATTCCGAAAGAAGAGTTGCCGAACCTAGCGAAGGCTCTATTGCGGCTAGGCAACAACTCGCAGCTTTCAAAAGCGTTAAAGAAAAGAACGACATCACAAGAAAACAAGCAGAAGACATCAAGAAAGAGCTAGATCAAGATCGACAGAAGTACTACAGCTTGGGATACATCCCAGAAGAAAGAGAAAGAGACAGAGCAAACTTTGAAAGCACACTGAGAGCTAACGTGCAGGACTTCCAACACAAATGGAACTACAGTGCATCATCAGACTTTGTAGCTAAAATACTAGGTGGCATCAAGATAGGTCAAAGCTTTCAGCTAGGATACAGTGATGAAAAAGCCAAAGCATTATCTGATCTGTTTATTAGAAAGTTCCAAGACAGAATGATACCTGTGTCTAGAATGGTGGATGAGTTACAGGAAAAAGGCTTTAAACTAACAGATGCTCTCAATCCTATCATGCAAGCTAGACTATCACAGGGTAAAGCAAATGAAGAAATACGAGACAAGAGAGAGACAATCCACAAGGATGTGGTCGAAGCTGTAGCAAAGCTTAACTTTACAGATGCAGAGTTTGAGCAACTCAAGAGCGTATCGAATGCTGCCACTGACCCTGACCAAGGAGGTGAGGGCTACATAGAGGTGGTCATGAAAGATTTCATGCCATCGTTCTGGAGAAGGATGTTGTTTGGCACACCAAGCAAGAAGTTGGTCATGGCAGAAACATATCTCTATGCTCTACACGCTAAAGAGAGAAACAACTATGTCAGAGAGATTGATGTAAACAACATCAATCAATTTAAGGACAGAGGTTCTGGTATGTCTGACAGAGAAGCAGATGCCATATTGAACTGGTTTAGAAACCAGGAGAGAGAACTAGAAAACTTAAACGACATACGCACAAAGATACAAAGAGTAATAGACGATACCAACGAAGTGAGAAGAAACTCTGGTTTACAGGCTATGTTCTTACGAGGGTCAAACTGGACGAACTATATACCTTTGAGAGGTGCTTTCGATCCAGAAGATGAGACCGTTGACTTTAACAATGCAGGTCAGCGTAAAGCCCCACTGTTTGGTAGTAAAGGTAGAGAAGACCCTGTAGTCAAAGGTAGAATAGATTATGCTCCAAATCTAATTGTAAACACATTAACACAGAACGCTAATTCCATCATGAGAGCGGCTCAGAATAACGTAGGTCGTGTGGTGTTGGACATGATCAGAGAAGACCCTGTGATGCTCCAAGAGTTTGCAACCATACAGGACACAGTTCCAGAAAGAATGTTTGTGGATGCACGAACAGGGGTTCTAAGCAAGAGACCTGCCACAAGGGATGATGTTGCTAAAGACAAGCACATATTGATTGTGAAAGAAAACGGCAACGAAGTTGTCATACGGTTTAATAGTGCTGTGGTTGCAGGGGCGTTCAGAGGTGATACTGGTGCAGGAGATGCAGCAAGCAACTCTTACTTGATGATGGCTAACAAGTTTAACAGATACTTGTCTAGTATTAACACCACGTTTAACCCAGAATTTATTATTCCGAACTTTGTCCGTGACATACAAACAGCGGCGGTCAACATCGATCAGTACGAGGGTGAGAGACTAAAAAGAATAGTTGTCAAAAGATCATTTGCTATGGCTAGGGGTATATATAGTGCTGTGCAGAAGAACGATATGTCCTCACCAGAGGCACAGATGTACGATGCTTTTGTAAAAGCAGGAGGTAAGAACGTAACCAACCAGATGACGACACTTGGTGATCAGGTTGCTGATATACAAAACACCTTGAATGCCATATCTGAAGGCGGAGCTAGGGGTGGGTTAGCCAAAATGAAAGACAACTTTGTAGGTAAAAAAGTTACATCGTTAATAAACTGGATAGAGAATACCAACACTGCTATGGAGAACGCAGTTCGTGTATCCACATTTGAAGCTTTGTTAAATACAGGTCGATACACAGAGCAACAGGCAGCCCTAGCCGCCAGAGAGATTACAGTAAACTTTGCTAGAGGTGGTGAGTATAAAACATTCCTAAACTCTTTGTATCTGTTCTTCAACGCATCATTACAGGGAACATTCGCCCTAGCAGAAGCCGCCACACGATCAAAGAATGTAAGACGTTTGTGGGTGGGCATAGTTGTAGCAGGTATATTGTCTGATCAAATCAATGCATTCTTTTCTGATGAAGATGAAGATGGCATTCTTATTTACGATAAAACAACAGACTTTACATTAGAGCATAATTTTCTCATACCTAATTTAGCAGGTAAGGCTATGGATGCTGTAAGAGATGAAGAAGATAATGTACTCCAGAAGAACTCTTTCTCTATCCCACTGCCCTACGGAATAAACTTAGCGTTTAATGTGGGTCGGTCTCTCAGCAGAAGAATGAGAGGGGCATACACTCCTGCACAGGCTACAAGTTCTATAATGTCAACAACATTGGAAGCTCTTAATCCTTTAGGTGGTTCCGAAAGCATTGCTAACATGGCAGCTCCTACGATTGGTGACCCATTAGTTAGTCTTTGGCAAAACATAAATTACGATAAAACACCCATAACAAAACAAGTATCGCAGTTTGCGGTGGGTACGCCAGATAGTCAGACATACTGGAATAGTGCAAGTCCTATGTCTATAAGCATCGCTCAGTTTTTAAACAGAGCATTAGGTGGGAACGAAGTAAAGAGCGGAATGATAGATGTCAGTCCAGATACGTTGGACTTCCTGTTCAACTATTTTACAGGTGGTGCAGGTATGTTTGTCCAAAGGACAGCCACATTTGGATATGACTTGTCTACAGGGAATGTCTTTGAAGCATTTGAAGATGGTCTCACGGGAGAAGCGGTTAGGGAACAGATTAGGAAAACACCAATACTTAGAAAAGCTATTACGTCCGTATCAGAAAGAGAAGATACAGGTAAGTTTATACAGAAAAGAAACGTCATATTCGGTGCGAAGAAAGAACTAAAAGAAGCCATAGCTAGTAGAGATATGGACGAGATTAGAAGAGTTAGAAATAAGTTTCCTAAAGAGTTAAGGATATATGGAATAATCAGAGCCATAAACACCAAGAGACAGAAGCTTACATCACTCAGAAACAAACTGATCAGAGCAGAAAAGACAGCCAAGAACAAAGATGTATACGAAGCTAGGATAAAGAGATTAGATAAGCAGATACAGGCTTTGATAGGCAGAGGTAATTCTCTAATGAAGAATATCGAACTCGATTTCTTTACAGAGTATGGCTTAACAGGGTATTGATATGCTTGATATGATTGATATATCAAAAAGCACTATAGTACTTTTACCTTTGTAAACAGAGGTGTCTCTCCCATAAGTCTGTCTTCAGCTATCTCAACATAGTCTTTATTAAGTTCTATAATAGTAGCGTTCCTATTTAATCTGTCTGCCACTAACCCTGTGGTTCCCGATCCGCCAAAGGGGTCAAGAACGTGTCCGTCTTTTGGACATCCTGCTTTGATACAGGGTTCTATTAGATCAGTAGGGAAAACAGCAAAGTGTGCTTCCTTGTAGGGTTTAGTGTTTACTGTCCAGACAGACCTTTTGTTTTTAGTCTCTGGCATCATGTCACGCTCTCTTGTTAGACCATTAAATACATTCTCTTTGTCTTTAGAGTTATCTACGTTGATAGGTGTCTTGCCACCCCATCGGTTTTGACTAGCCTCTTCTTGTATAGCTTCATGGTCAAAGTAGTAATGTGAGTTCTTGCTCAATAGAAAGATATACTCATGTGCTTTAGTGCATCTATCTTTTACTGATTCGGGCATAGGGTTTGGCTTATGCCATATGATATCCTGCCGTAGATACCATCCGTCTTCCTGTAGAGCGAATGCCACTCGCCAAGGTATGCCCATCAAATCTTTCTCTTTTAGTCCTTGTATCTTGTTTGCCCTGTTAGGACTCACTTCTGGTTGATCATGTTTGTCTTTATGGAGTGTTTGCTTAACATTCATCCCATCTGCACGATAGTTGTGATATGTGTCGCCCAAATTTAGCCATACAGTGCCGTCTTCTTTTAGGGTATCTCTTACCCCACGGAACACCTCTACAAGCCGTCTGACGTAATCCTGAGGGGTCAATTCTAAGCCAATTTGCGAATCTTTACGCTCTGCACCGCATATTGGACACTTTTGCCTGTAAATGGCATCTCCGACTACATCTCCGTGGTCATACATATTTGCATGACCTGTAGCTGTATCTTTGGATATCTTAGTTAGTCTTTTGTGAGGACAGTTTGGGTCACCACCCACCCACGTTCCTGTATTGTAATCACGGAGTCCGTAGTAGGGCGGTGAAGTAACAACAGTATCAAAGTGATTCTTTGGTAATGTCTTTAGAACCTCTAGACAATCACCTATCTTTATGTTGATCATTCTTTAGCTCCCAAGCTTTCTTTCGTAAGTTTTTAAACTTTGCCTGTGCCACTTCATTCGTTGCTAACTCTTTTCTTGATTCTATGTTAAGAAAACCTTTCAAAGCTTGAATGCAGTTTTTTTCATTATCTATATTATCTGTGAACAAATAGTAACTAGACTCAGAGAGGAAGTGATTAGACTCACCTATCTCATCCATCAACACTTCCCAAAACTCTGGCTCTTTGCAAGACATGATAGCACTCTTAACAAGACGTTGACCCTCTAGTTCGGTTGGTTTTATGTCTACCTCTTCATGCTCGTTTATCCTAACCATAGCTACACCATATCTAGAACCCACCCAATCTCTGAGCAATCCGTCTGGAACATCATCAGGGTGTATGCACAAGCGTAAGTTAAAACCATTCTTATCTTTGTTCATTGACACCTGTACAGCTTCAAACTGATACGCTACATCTTTTACATTAGTCATTTGCTTTCTCCCCAGATGGTGTGGCTTTTATTGCACTAACATTCTTAACTTCATACGCTATCTTATTCATCTTATCGTATCGTTTGCTTGCAACATTTAACTCTCTATCTCTTGCCATCTCTTTGGCTTCAAGTTTGTTCCTTGCTCTGATTCGTCTTGTTCTTCGATATACAACTTCGACAACGACATCAAACGACATCGCTCTAAGATAATCAGTTGTTCCTCTGTCTAGTTTCATTGTACTTTCTCCAATTTTCTTCTGCCCATTCGATTGGGTCAACTCCTTGGAATATCCACCATCGTTTCTCGTTGCCGTCATGATGTATTTCCATATGGTGGGTATGGCAGATAGGCACTACCCAATTGTCGCCCACTTTCAATGCAACACCTCTAGGTTCTGCATACATAATGTGATGAGCCTCACTCTCTCTTCCACAGATCAAGCAAGGCTCTTTTCTAACTAAGGATAAATATTTTTTATCCCTTATCTTCAAGACAACAAGTCATCCAGAGTTGTTGTTTGTTGTGCAGGTTTACTTGGGATAGGCTGTTCGCCATCTTTCCTATCTTTGTGAACACTCGCCCTAACCGTGATGTACTTCTGCTGTTTAGAGCCATCATCCCTTGGCTTGCTGAGATTAACCCACCCTGCAATGCTGATCTTAGGCTTTGGGTCATCATTGCTGTGTATGTTATCTTTGTATAAAAGATACTGCTTGTGGATATTCTCACACAAATCTAAGGGAAGTTCCAAGTCACCAATCATATCTGGTTGACCGTCTTTCTGCTTAAACCTGTTTGAGTTTAAGATACCATTGAAATAGATTTTATTCATTAGCTTGCTCCTTGTAAGTTATCTAATTTGGTTTTGGTTTCTTGTTTAAATTTAGCCATCAAATCTGCATCGTCTTTGAATGTGTTTATGGCTTCTTGGTTTACCGAAATAAACTCCTTTAGATGGTTCACAGACCCTTGATCTTGCATGAAGTGTTTTAGTATTCTAAACACCGCTTGCGGATGGGTCTCACCCTCATTCTTCTTTACTTGGTTATTCTTACCAGACAATTCTTTCACCACAGTTTTAATCTCTTCCTGTTTGCTGCCTGGCGGCGGATTAGTTCCATTTTGTACCATAGTACTTTTTGGTTCTACCGTGGTAGAATTACCATCGTCATCTGTTTCTGGATCGCATTCTAGGTTCAACATGGATTGAAGTAGATATCTCCTCATGTAGGTGATGCCACTACCGATTGCTTGGCTACCCTTTTTCGTATCGTCAAGACAACTAACCTTGCTTTCTAGTTTCTCCCCAGAGGGCAGGTGGTACAAGGTACAAACCAATAGGTTTTCTATTCTGTCATTCATATTCAGTACTTCCGTAGTAAAAGATATATGAACACCATTCTCTTCTAATGGCTTTTTACAAGCTTCAAAAACATCCATAAGGGTAGAGTATTTACTACCGATATGAGGATTTCTCCCAGACTTTTTTAATTCTGAGAAGCCTTGCCCTCTTGCTTTCTCTATAGCTTCAAATATTTTTTCTTTAAGTGGCTCAACCATTTTCTTTTCCTTTCATGTATGATTCAAATATCGAGTCTATTACTGCTTTGTATTGGCTCTGTGTTGTGAACTGAGAAATCATTAATTCACCTACCAATTTCTGAAGATGCTTCACATCTTTCTGACTTATATTCCACATTATCTTATCGCTATAAGGGAATGTTTTTTTCTCACTCATGATTCTCTCCATATATAGTTTTGGTTTTGAAAAACCCCTTATGTTGGGGGTATCTATGCATGAAGTACCTTGCATACATAGAAATAAAATCGTTACTAATCTTAAATGGGTTGCCGTAAGTCACTACGCTAGTCTCCCATCTCACTCTATTTATAATCATCCACGCTGACATCTTCTTGTGACCTCTCTTGATTGCATGGAAAGTAAACTTGTCAAACAACTCACATACCTCTGGATTTTTTAAATGCCATGCCCACCACTTTTCTTTGAGGTGTTCGTAATGATTAAAATATTCGGTCATCGCTTTCTGCCCTTATTGTTAAAAAGGTCTGGCTTTATAAAACTTTTGCTCATGTCTTCATGTATTTCTTTCATGATCTTTGCCTTACGCTTTCCTATCGCAGAAAGTTTCTGACTTTTCTTCTGCTCTGGTGTGATTGGCTTTAGTTTTAATGCATCCCAATCTATGTAAACTGACTTCTTCTTATCGCTCATAGCATCCCCTCTGGTTTTCTAAGTGGTATTCTTACTTGTATGTCAAAGTTTTCTACTTCAACACAGTTAGGCTTGCCAATAATTGGGTCTCTCAGTTGGCTAAGTGCTTGAGCAAACTCAATGCAATCCTGTTTGTAGCTGAAGACCATCCTGTGTACAGCATGATCATCTTTTTGAATGTCTGGTAAAGTTATTAGAAACAATACGAAATACGTCACGGGGTTCATAGGTTCTCCTTTGTACTATGGTACTTTTTAGTTATCGTTGTATTGGGAACAGAAATCAGCGACAGCACAATAATTTGATTTACATCGTGTGTACTCACCCTTACGAAACTCAATGTCGTGATTTCTTTTATGTACGTCTGCGTCTATCTTATCTGACAGATCGTAAACTAAATCTTCTGCATCTTGTTTATTGTCGAAAACTCTAAATGCTTTCTTGTTACCCTTTTTAATTACTGCCCACTTATCTTCCTTTGCCCATCTCTCTTTGTCTGTGCATAAGACAAACTGATCTTCTAGATCAAACAACTGTCGAGCATCTTGATGCACAGTAACTCTCTCGTTTACATACTTGATTCGCTCTTTCATAGACCACAAAGGTATGTCTATGTAGGCAACAGGATGCTGTGGATAGTCTGGTTTTAATTTAGCTTGTGTCCTGTTCCAATCTCTAAGTATTGCACATATCTTTATGTTTGTTACAGGTCTCTTCTTGTTCTTCTCAAGCAGGTAAGCATACACATTTAACTGATTAACCCACTCTTGCTTATCAAACATTACTGACCAAACAGAAGTAACCTTGTAATCCGTAATTATTAATTGATCATCTTTTGATTCGTATTGATCTATTGCACCAGATATTTTCCAACCTCTCACCGTGTCATACAATCTTTGCTCTTTGGTTACGTTCTCAGACTCGCCACTCTCCAAAACAGAGTGAACTGCCGTACCAAACAAAGCAAAAGTCATGTCCATAACATCTGTGGATATCTCTTCCTTATGTTGCTCTCGTAACAAAAGAACTCTGGGTGAATCAATAAGCTGAGTAACTGATATATCAGCATCACCTCTACTATATTTATCTGATGTTGCGTAATTTAAAAAAGAGTCTGGAAGACCATATTTATTAGTAATCATTTTATACCTATGCTTTATTATTATTATATTACTATAATATTATTATTGATTATTTTTTAATTATATAATAATTAATACAATATATGTCAACTCAAAATAGAATAAAAGTTTTGTTTAATATAATTTTTACAATCGAGGGCGAACCTGCAAGCAAAGCGAATCAGCGAAAATTAGTGTTGATTAAAGGTCGAATGGTTCCAATAAAGTCTAAGAAAGCATTGGATTATGTGAAAGAATTTCAGAGACAAATTCCAAAGATTGACCCTCTCACAGAGGACTATGTCAAGGTGGAGATGATGATCTACTACGCATCCAGAAGACCAGACTTGGACGAATCACTAATCTTAGATTGTATGCAAAATTATGTGTACTACAACGACAGGCAAGTAAAAGAGAAGCATATTTATTGGGGTCTAGATAAAGAAAGACCTCGTACAATAATTAGAGTGTCTGAGTATAGAAAGGAGGATACGCCAGACTACTTGACAAACTAACTAAATAAAAAAATAATACAAACTTCATAGTGGAGATATCATGCTAAACTCAAACATGAGCAACATGGTACTCAGTTTAGGTAAAGGGCAACATAAACTACAATGCCCATCGACAGAGTGCCAACAGCGAAAAAAGAAAAATCTTAAAACATTATCCGTTAAGGTGGATATGGATGGGGCAGTTTACTATTGCCACCATTGTAACCTTAGTGGTCAAGAATTTTATAATAAACATAGGGAAACTAAAATGACTTCAATACCAAAGATAGAGAAAAAACCATTGAGTATCAATGGGTTACAGTGGCTTAACAAAAGAGGTATCAGCGAATCAACTGCCGATAAGTTGGGCATTACCACTTGCACACATTACATTCAAGGAGTTGGAAGCGAGACCGAATGTGTGATGTTTCCCTACACAAACAGAGGTCAGGTATACGCATCTAAAATTAGATCGATAACTGAAAAAGGGTTTGCTTGTTCTGGCTCACCACAAAGCTTTTTTAACTTGGATAGGGTGGACACTACCAAGCCACTAATAATATGTGAGGGCGAGTTGGATGCTCTGTCATTTATTGAATGTGGTGCAGAGGATGTTGCTTCCGTTGTCAGCGTACCGAATGGAGCGGTGATGAAAGTAGTTGATGAGGAGTTTGCAAAGAAAGACGATAGTAAGTTCCGTTTCCTGACCAACGCAGAAGAGATGCTAGAAGAGGTGGAGAAAGTAATCATAGCAACTGATTCGGATACAGCAGGACAGGCTATGGCAGAGGAAATGGCTAGAAGAATAGGTAAGCATAAATGTTTTAAGATAAACTATCCGAAGGATTGCAAGGATGCTAACGATGTTATTCTTAAAAAAAGTACCATAGCACTTTTTGAATTGATCGATCTTGCCTCCGCCTATCCAGTATCAGGATTGTATGATGCATCTCAGTTTTACAAAAACTTAGATAGTTTATATTCAGACGGCTTTGGGAAGGGGGAAAGCACAGGGTTTGATAATGTGGATGAGTTATACACAGTTGTTAAGTCGCAACTCACTATAGTTACAGGTCATCCGTCAAGTGGCAAATCAGAGTTCATAGATCAGCTCATGGTAAACCTTGCCGTCAATAAGGGATGGAAGTTTGCTGTTGCAAGTTTTGAGAATCAACCAGAGATACATCTAGCTAAGATTATATCCAAGTATAAAAAGAAACCTTTCTTTGATGGACTGAACCCAAGACTTACAAAAGAGGAATTGGATGATGGTAAGGACTTTATAAAGAAGCACTTCTACTTTGTGCATCAGCGAGATGGTAGCTTGAGTTCAATTGATTCCCTGCTAGAAAGGATCAGGATTAGTGTATTACGTTATGGTACAAACGCTGTCGTCATAGACCCATACAACTATATTATGCGACCAACAGATGAACAGGAGACAGCATTTGTGTCTAGCCTGCTTAGTAAGATACGAGTGTTTGCCCAGACTTATGATATCCACGTTTGGCTCGTTGCTCATCCGACCAAGATGATGCGAGATAGTTCTGGTAAAGTGCCACCACCTATGGCTTACGATATCTCTGGCTCTGCTCACTTCTTCTCTAAGACAGATTGTGGTCTAACTATACACAGACCAGACCCTGCAAACAGTAATATCACAGAGGTGCATTGTTGGAAGTGTCGCTACTCATGGGTGGGTAAGCAAGGACAAACCATACTAAGCTACGATGGATTAACATCTACATACAAACCTTTTGAGCCTTACAAGGGCATAGACGAGTTGTTTTCTGATGCTCCAGACTTTTAGTTGGACATGGTGGACATGATGATAAGTGGCATATCCTGTGGCGGAAAAACCACAAACCACAAAATATAGCATTGACAACAAACCAAAATCGTCCGTATATTATCGAATGTGAATAGCACTACCTATGCGAAATCACTTCACTATGACAAACTTGGGTCTCTTCGGAGACCCTTTTTTTACATCAGCAAAAAATAAACCGCTGGCTTTCACTTCCTGGGAGTCCATGTTTCAAAAAGTATCATGGTACTTTTTATGAGATGAGATTTAAATGCTGATTTAAATCCTGTTTCGATTAAGCAAAAAAAAACCCCCAGACATTTCTGTCTAGGGGCTGAGTTGGGAGGAAAGACCTGTTAAAGAATGGGGCGGTGAAAGGAATATAAAACCGCCCCAAGTACACAATAACCCACAGGTAAAGGTTATTGGTATTCATGTTAGATTATTCTTCTAATAATCCAAGAATTTTTAATACTGCCTTTGCTAATTCCTTTCTGCCGTAATGAATAAAATCATCACCATTATTACAAAGAATAGTATCGTTTAATTCTGTGTTTTCCACTTCATGTTTACACAGGTCAATGATCTCACCTAACTTAGATGTATCTTCGATGACCTCATCTTTTAATCTAGTCATATCTAATCCTTTCTATCTAAAATATAACCAACGATAATTCCAAATGTCGCTACTGACATAAGGGATGAATATGCGGATAATAATTCTTTGTCATTATCCGCAACAGCGGATGTACTCAGTAAGCAGAGTACACCCATAAAAATTGATGAGCCTATGAATAAAATTCTCATGGTGCATACCATAAAACTACAAGTATCCATAAACCCACGATGCCACCTAAAAGAAGTACAAGTGATACCGCATCAACAATTGTCTTTAAGACTTCTAACCAATTGATCTTCATGACGTTATCTCCAACTCGTTAGCAATCCTAGTGACAAGCTTCTTGTCTAGGTCTCTGTTAGCCTTACCTATGTCCTCATGAACTGCGTGAAGAACATCACCGCTTGGCAAAGTCTTAGCCATGAGGAAAAGATTAGGTATCACATTGGGAGTAAACTCATAACCTATAGGCATTCCATCTTTGTTAGTATACCCATTGGCTTCAGTTCTTTTAGTGAAAGCAAAGTCAACAAAGTCACCCTTGTATAACTTCTTGCCCTCTTTCTTGACCCAATCCAATTCAACATAAGAGTCTTTCTTTTCATCGTATCTTTTGTAGACACTTAGGCTCATAGGAAATAAATACCTATTACCCATTTGTGATTTGACAAAAGGAAGGCAACGTCTTTCCCACATAGGTGATACCTGCAATCTCCATTCTTTTCCCCCATCTGACTTAGTTGTCATTTGGCAGGTACGCTTCAAGAATGCTCTAGTAGAGTACTTGACCTTATCCTCTGGGTTCCAATAATACTTTTCGTTATAATGAGAAAAAGACATAGGCAATTCACGTTGCAAGTCTGAATCGTTTTTAGCATCCTCTAAAAGACCCTCAGACTTTCTCAACAAATGAACATACTTTGCACCACTCTCAGATTGTATGTAAGTGTCACACTGAACATCTAGATGTTCATATGCTTTAGGAAAGTTAGTTGCTAATCCTCTATCAGCAGAATACTTGGCATCATATAAAAGACTATCAATTTTAGAAAAGTGTGAGGTGTATCGCTCATCGAATCTAAGGTCTTTCAAAGAGTCTAACTGATGAACAAAACCCATAAGGTTATCCCCAACATTGTTACTAGAATATCCTTGAGAAAAGTCCTTAAAGTTTTTAGAGAAAACAAAAGATTGTCTAAGGACTCCGCCCTCAGTGGCTTCTCTAATATTTACTGATTTAGTGCCATCTTTTCCGCCATTACGATGATAGTAATAGGTTCTGTTCTTTTCATTTGAAACATCAGCAATAAAATCTTTTGGAATATCTAATGTTTCTCTCTGAAAATTTATGCATTGTGCAAGCTTGATCTTAGCCATGTATTTCTTAACGGCTGTTTCTCTTTCTCTATCTGCTTTATCAAGGGCGGTCTTCCAGTACCATCTGGGTCTTCTGCTGTAGATATAGTCTTTAGCTTCCTGCTTAGTGTCAAATATCATTCCATCTGGCATAACCGTATAGGTATATTCTGGCGGTTCGCCTACAGACGTAGCCTGCTTTATGATTGTATATTTTTCCATTTCGATTCCTTTTCTTAAATGGTGTTTCTCTAGGGCAACCCTAAAGAGAATACAAAAAGTACCATAGTATTTTTGCATTCTCACAAAGGTTGCAGGGGGCAATGCCCCCTACAATTAGTCATCGATGAATATTGTTGTGCCATAAGGTGGCAGGTAATAACTGCCAAGCTTTTCTTTAGATTGGCAACATACCCAGATAATGTCACAAGGCTCATCGAACTGCGGTTCGTCACCGTAGTCACTAATCTCGCAATCAGTAAAGATCACAAGCTTCTTGAAATTAAAGTCCTGCCAATTCTCATCGATGTATTTGAAAGCAGGTCTAATTCTAGTACCGCCTGTACCATTGATCTTGAGAGACTCAATCTCCTCACCCTTGTCAAACCGCTTGATACCATCAACGTCAACTCTGGATGTAAAGGGTATAACAGTAATGGAGTCTGGCTTGATATCTTTAGATAAAGCATTCATCTCTGAGAAACCTCTATCTCTTTGCTTCTTATCGACAGAAGCAGAGGTATCTTGAAGCACTCCAATATCACCGCATGACATACCCACGATTGTAGGTGTAATGGCATTCCAAGTAAGATGCTTTTTGTTAAGCTTCTTATATGTGTAGGTAGAGTCATTGTCACCGCCCTGCCATGCAAAGGTAAAGGCTTCCTGCCATTCAACCTTAGACTCTTCAACCCTGTTCAGAACGTCTTGAATCTCTTGGTTGATCGCACCTACCTGCTTTGCTTTGATACCTGCTTGAACGATCTTTCTGTCAATAGACTTGCTAAGTTTTTCTAACTGCTCTTGGTTCATCTCAGAGCCGTCTTCATTGGTAGGCTTCTCAATCTCACCGCCCCATGATTGTTGCGGTTTATCTTTGACAGCGTCCTTGTTCTGCTCAAGCACCGCATATATTTCTTCTGCGGTCATCTTCCTGCACTTGTCTCTGGTGAGACCAAAGTCTGGCATTTCAACAAGACCGCCTTTAGGTAGCTGTAACCGTAGGTCTGGTTTACGAAACGATGCCATGCCAAAGAAACGGTCTCTCTGATAGTCGTAGGTCTCTATCGTATTGTTGACCTTTAGGTCACAGGCAAAGTTCCATAACTTAGGGTCTCTGTTTCCCATGCGGATATGGTGCTTGTCTACTATGTGCATAATCTCATGCACAAGTACGGTTGCATTTTCTATAACAGTTAAGGTCTCAACAAACGGTAAAGAATAGAAAATGTTTTTGCCATCAGTACACATTGTCTCAATGTCATTGCGTTCTGTTGGGTTGCCTGCAATCATCACTCCACCATAGAAGGTGAAGTGATTTGATACGATTGACTTGGCTAATGCTATTTTGTTTTCCATGTTAACTCCTAAACATAAATATCATTTAAATGTCCATCAGCGACTAACTGCTTGAAAGTATCTGATGATCGAACACCGCTACAAACTGCCATGCAATCCTGCATACAAACCTGCAATAGGTCTCTGTTATCTAATCGCACACAATATTCCGCAATAGCAGGGAACGTGTCCAATGTGCAACGTGCAGACAAAGAGCCTAACAATACGAACAGGATATCCGCTCTATCGCATATCGGAGCATTAGCAGGGTCATCCAGAATAGCATCCAAGTTAGTTAACTCTGGAGCGGTCTGAACTACCTCTAGAAATGCCATGAAGCTGTTAGTCGTAGCTTCCCCTAGTGTTCCAGATAGCAAAGCCTGTAAGCAGGTTAGATCGCCCTCAAGACCCATATCCAATATGGTGTTTGCTCTTTGCCATGCTCTGGGTGTAGAGGTTGAGTCCTGCGTAGGGTCTGAATGACAAAAGACCGTAGGGTCTTCCTTACCTTTGAACCGCATAAAAGCAGGAATATAGGGAGACCATCCGCTCTTAGTCGCATAGTCACAAAAGTCATCTAGGTCTGGTTCAACATAGATGAAAGTCACCCTGTCCTTAATATGCGTAGGAATGCGGTTAGTACCTGCCTTATCTTTTAGGCGGTTACCTGCACACATAAAGAACCAACCGTCTGGAAGCTTGTATTCACCAACCATTCCATCATTCATGATAGGAGCGATAGCGTTCTGAGTAGGAACAGGTGCTTGCGGAAATTCATCACCAAACACCCAACCTATTTCGATACCTGCGGTCTTCTTAGCGACTACCTCTAGATACCAATGTGCCTTTAGGTTCTTAGTCTGATCATTAGCTAAGTCTGGCATTTGAATACCGTTAACCTCTGTAGGGTCTTTCTGTGCTAGAGCAACCTCAACCATACCCATATCCATATCGTTGTAAGGCTCTTGAACTGATTGCCTACCGCAATCGGTCTTACCGATACCCTGCATTCCCATGAGCATAGGAACAATAGGTTTTGCTCCTGTACCTGCTTTCTGGTTTTCGTAGTTAGAAATTAGGCAATGTCTTAATATCTTGCCTGCTTGTCTTATGTTAACTGTTTGTGTCATTTTTTATTCCTTTCATAATGACTTCATAAACTCACCATTAAGTTTATGAGTAGGGAGTCTCGAAAAATACTATGGTACTTTTGAAGACTCCTAACTGATAAACTTTAGAACGATATCTTCTTTTGACCTGCAACATCGGATACAGGTGCTAGAGCATCAGCAATTGCGGTAACCTTATTGTTAAGCTTCTTAACTTCCGCTCCTGCTTTCTTAGCCTTAGACATTTTCTTTTTGGCTTGATCTTCAAAAGATTGTCTAGTCGCTATGGCTTCTTCTAGCCTGCTCTTTAGATCAAGAACAACATCCATATCTTTACCGCCCTTGTATTTAGTTCCGCACTTGGCAGGAACACCAACAACAGAGTCGATAACTTTCTGGACAAAGTCTCTGTTAGCTTCCTTGTTAGGGTTGCATATGTCCATCAACTTAGCTTCAGAAGTGATCTTGTACCGCTCCATCACGTTTACGATATGGTCTACACTTGTATCGTTTTGACCTGCGAAAGCATCATTCTTGAGTACTAAGAACTGATGTAACCAACTAAGCTTTTCAGCTTTCTTCTTTTGTTGATTATCGTTTAAGCCTGCTTCCATGAGACCTTCTCTAATAGTCGCAAGATCGTCAGACTTTAGTTCTGTCTTCCTGCTTATGATCGCAGAGGTTGAAAGCATAGTCGCATAGGTCTGGCAATTTGAAAGATTGATCTTCTCAGAGTTCTTCTTGTTGTTGCCCTTTAGTCTATTGATTGAAAGATCAAGAGACTTGATAGAGGATATAGCATCCTGTGTAAGATTGATTTTAGTGTTCATGATTAAGTTCCTTTCATAAATGTTAACACTATAAACAAAGCAGGTTCATCCTGCTTTGATCACAGTGTTACCTGTGATGCGCTGATAAAGATTTACGACTCTGTAAGTATTCCAACCTACTAAGCTACCACCATTATTTTAGACTAGGTGTTTAGATCAGCTATGGTCTCCACGTTAAAGGTCTGGATATCGTCAGTACGTTTTGCATCTAGGCTACGAGGGTCACAGGTGAGAACCAGAATTCCCCTAAAAGGGGAAGAGCGAATTCAACCCTTGTGCGTTCCGCATTGAACGTCACCTTATGTCTAATCTGAATTAATCCATGTGAACTCCTTTCTAAAAAATCATAAGTAAAATTATATATGTAAGTACTTTTTCAAGAATTACAATAGTAGTACAAAAAAAATATTCAATAAAAGTAAACTTAATTATCTGATATCAAAAGGTTAAAAAGTACTATGGTATTTTTCCCAGATGCAAATCTCACCTATGCCAACGGGAACGCCTGTAAGGGCTTGTAAGTGTGTCAGGTATATTGGGTTGAAAAATGTGCTAATGCCCTGTTATAACTAATTCTGAGAGGTCAATTTTTTTGGAGTTATTAAAATGTCAGGTAAGAAACCGCCCAAGTTAACATTAGTGAAAGGTCAAGAAAAAGGAAAAGACCGCCCCTTAACTGCGAAGCAGTCTAGCTTCTGCGAAAGTATAGTAGGCATTAATGAGGATGAACCCTTAACAATAGTAGATGCATATAGAAAACATTACAGTACTGAGAATATGTCTATAGATGCTCAATATGTAGAGAGTAGCAGATTATTTAATCACCCTAAGATTTCCCTTAGAATAGAACAGCTAAGAACTGAGCAGGAGAAAAGAAACATTGCACGAAACCAATCGAGAAAAGAGAGGGTAATATTTAATCTGGAGTCACTTGCCTATGATAAAACTAATACAGGACATACAAGAGTTAAGAGTCTGGAACTGCTTGGACGTATGGCAGGAGTCGATCTGTTTAGAGATAACCATGTGATAGAAGATAATAGAAACTCACAGGATATTAAGGAAGAATTAGAGAAGAAGCTAAAATCTCTATTGTCATGACCCCACCTACCCCCACCCCCCATGATAACAGCGTTGCGTTGGTCATGACTATATATAGTAATCCACACAAATAATTCTATGGAATTTCTATCAAGGCTCAAAGTGGGTGAATGGATGTGGTTTAGTGTTGTATTCTCTTATGTCATGGAGAGGCTTATAGAAGGCGATATAGAGGGTCTAATGGTTTGGTGGTACTTTGTGTTATATCTGGGTTCTATGTCCTCTGAGTGAGGCTTATTTTTGGGCTATGAGGCTATCAAGCTTTTGTTCAAGTCTCACTAAGTGTTCGACTACCCTGTCAATGTCATCTTTATGGTCATTCTTATGAACATATTGTTCTCTGGTTTTATTAAGAAGTATCTGAACTCTTTTGAGTTCATCATTTTGAGATTTGATATACCATGCTATTGGTGCTACTATGACCGTGAGAATGATATTCCAGATGGTTGAGAGTTCTAAGATCATCTTATAATGATTCTTTTTATTTTATTATAAATATATATTATTATAATACTAATATTATTATAATAACAAATGTAAAGGTAAAAATGGCGAAAAGAAAATCAGGTGCATTGAAGACTGCCAAGATACCCACCCCCTTCCCCAGTGAGCTTCAGCCATATAACAAACCTTATAGTTTGGGTGATATAGAGTATTTGGCATTTTTAAAAAACTTAGCACAGAGAAGAGTGCCAGGTGGAAGCAAGACAACAGAGCTTGCTATAGATGATATCGAAAGAGAGACAGGCGGTGACTTTGGTAAAGTCATACAAATGGTCACAAGTGACAAAGCACCCTCAAAAGCAGAAAAAGATTTTGTAGAGTATTACAAACACTTGGAGAGTATTGGGGCAGTAGAGCTTCCAAAAGATTTTAAAAGCATTTACGGAACTAATTTAAGAGGAACATTTTTTCCAAAATCAAGTGATGAAAGAAAGGTGTACAAAAGCAAGACGGATGAACCTCAAATACTTGTTCAAGATTTAGATAAGATAGAAAGGTTTGGTGCGAAATACGATAAAAGAGATATAGACAGCAGAAGTTTTTTAGAAAGATTTAAAGCACTATTTGGATATGACAGAGATGATTTTAGTTTAGCTGAAGAAAGGGAAGAAGGAACTTTCCCCACAGCAGAAGATATGGAAAAACTAAAAATGATGCAAGGAATGGAGAGAACAAAAGGAGAGGAGCTTGACCACTATGCGATAAATCTTCTTAGAAACCTTGGTTACAAAACACCAGAGTCAATAGATAGACTAGGCAGTAAAGGTACAGGCGGTGAAGAGGGGTATATGGGAGAAATAAACGCACTTAGATACGGAAAAAAGTTAGAAGACTTTAGTGAAAAAGATTTTAAAACTCTTGTAGAGTTAGAAAATATGGCGGAAAAAGAGCTAAAGAAAAGGCGTGGATATAAAGAAGGTGGCGTTGTTAATATGCTAAAGAGTTTTAAATGAGCCAATACAGAAAATACCATGCTTCTAAAAAGATGAAGCAAGAGAGAGCTATGCGAAACAAGAACCGCAGGACGGCTTTGAAGAATGGTATTGTTAAGAAGGGTGACAAGAAACACATAGACCACAAGGATGGTAACCCCAGAAATAACAAATCAAAAAACCTGCGTGTTATCTCTGCCAAGAAAAACAGAAAAAAACAGTGAACCTCCAATCAAAAGATATCAAAAAGAAGATAGGTATGCTCCCATTGGAGCAACAAAAAGAAGTACTAGCTCTCCTAGAACAATACGAGCAGGTTAAAAGCAAAGAAGAATCACAAAAAGAGTTTATTCCTTTTGTTCGGGCTATGTGGTCAGAGTTCATAGGGGGAGAGCATCATGAGATTATGGCAGAAGCTTTTGAGAAAGTGGCAAACGGTGAACTAAAAAGACTGATAATCAATATGCCACCCCGTCATACCAAGTCAGAATTTGCATCGTATCTCTTTCCTGCGTGGTTTTTAGGACAATATCCAGAAAAGAAAGTGATTCAGACAGCCCACACTGCGGAGTTGGCAGTTGGTTTTGGCAGAAAAGTGCGTAATCTCATACAGTCGGAGGAGTATCAAAAGGTATTTAGCGGTATAGAACTGTCCACAGACAGTAAGGCTGCAGGTAGATGGAACACAAACAAGGGCGGAGACTACTTTGCTATCGGTGTCGGTGGGGCAGTTACAGGAAAAGGTGCGGATGTTTTGATAATCGATGACCCACACTCCGAACAGGACGCACAGGCAGGGCAGTATAACCCAGAAGTATTCGATAAAGTGTACGAATGGTACACATCAGGACCTCGTCAGCGTCTACAACCAGGAGGGGCTATCATACTTGTGATGACCAGATGGGCAAAAAGAGACCTAACAGGTCAAATTTTAAAAAGTATGACCGAAAGAGAGGGTGCAGATGACTGGGAAGTCATACAATTACCTGCAATTATGCCCTCTGGCAGCCCATTATGGGGCGAATATTGGCGATTAGAGGAATTAGAGAGCCTAAAAGCGGAATTACCCCTGTCAAAATGGAATGCACAGTACCAACAAGACCCCACATCGGAAGAAGGAGCGTTAATTAAGCGTGAATGGTGGCAAGAATGGACAGAACACGAGCTACCACCTTGTGAATGCATTATTCAATCATGGGATACAGCGTTTTTAAAGACACAAAGGAGCGATTACAGTGCCTGCACCACATGGGGCGTGTTCTATCACGCCAGAGATGTGGATCAAAGCCGTCCTCACCTGATTCTTTTAGATGCATACAAGGAAAAACTAGAGTTTCCAGAGCTAAAACGTGCGGCATACGACAAATACTGGGAATGGGAGCCAGATCAGATGATCGTAGAAGCAAAAGCATCGGGTGCGCCGCTTGTATTTGAGCTTAGAGCTATGGGAATACCTGTTACAGAGTTTACCCCCACTAGGGGTAACGACAAAATTGCTAGGGTCAACGCAGTTACGGACTTGTTTTCTAGTGGAAGTGTATGGTACTATTCCTCTAGATGGTCTGAAGAGGTGATTGAAGAATGTGCATCATTTCCCACAGGTGATCATGACGACTTAGTAGATAGTACAACCCAAGCTCTTTTAAGGTTTCGTCAAGGGGGTTGGGTCAGAGCAGAAAGAGATGATTGGGATGACGAACCTAAATACAGAAGACCAGTGGAGTATTACTAATGCCTAAATACAGAAAAAAAGACGGAACAATAGTATCATTTACAAAACCTGTTCCTAAAATAACACAAAGAATGTTAGGACTAAGACCTGCTAGAAAAACAATAACAGTAAAAGATATTGAGATGGCAGGTAAAAGAAGAAAGAAAGCAGGCGGTGTTATAAAAATGCGTGGTGGTGGAATAGCAAAAAAAGGAACTGCCAGTCTATCAGGTTATAAAGTCGTATGACCATATCTAGAGCCAGTATGAAATCACAACTGGTTAGAGGTAAGAAGAAGTTCGTAAAAGCTAAAAAGAAAAAATATAAAAAGAAGAAAAAATAATGGCAGCCTTTAGCTCAGATGAACTTAAATACATGAAAGCCATAGCTGACTATAGAGCAAAGAAGATAAGCTATTCAGAGTTTCTAGATAAAACTATTAAGCTTAGAGATATAAGAAGACACATTAAAGATAGCCACACTATGACAGGCAGAAAGTTTTCTCCTGGCTACAAAAAGGGTGGTAGAATAAAAATGCGTGGGGGCGGTGCTGTCCAAAAACAATTGACATACAGGATTCGATAAACATAATAACTTTAGAGGAGTACAGCTATGGCAGAAGATAAAGACAAGAAACGAAAAGAAATTCGTGAAAGACTTGAGAAGTCTAAAAAGAGCGGTGGAATAGATCGGAGTATAAACCGACTTACTGTTAGTTCGCCAGGTGGTGACCCAACCAATAGAAACAAAGACGGCAGTATCAAAAGAACAAAACAAATAAGAAAAGAATTTTCTACGAAAGAAGGTGTTCTTCCTAAGAAGAGAGTTGTTAAGAAAACAACAGTTACGGCAGACCCTGCTAAAAAGACACCAAAGAAATCAGCACCAAAAGGTCAGGCAGAAAAGGGTGCAAGTCCTTTGGCAGGAAAGCCAAGAAGCATAGCAGAAGCCAAGAGAAGAGGTGAAGTATACTTCTTTGATAGCAAGGGTGTTAAGAAGATAGCGGCTACTGCTGCAGACTTGAAAAGAACAGGACTAACACTTAGACAGTACGCTAATAAGTTTGCTCCTAAAAAACAAACTAAGAAACACGCAGAATCATTAAAAGGTTTTGCTGCCATTAAAAAGAAAAGAGCAGGCGGCATGATGAAGAAAAAAGGCATGGCTCGTGGTGGCATGATGATGAAAAAGAAAGGCATGGCTAAAGGCGGTAAGCTTAAAATGGTCATGAAAGATGGTAAGAAAGTACCTTTCTTTGCCGCAGACGGTAAAGGTAAAATGCGTGGCGGTGGCATGATGAAGAAGAAGGGTTACGCTATGGGTGGAGCCATGAAGAAAAAAGGTATGGCAAAAGGCGGAGCCATGAAAAAGAAGGGCTACAAAAAAGGCGGTAAAGTTCTTAAAATGAGAGGTGGAGGTCTAGCCACAAGAGGTACGAGCTTCACAATTAAATAATGGCAGTAGACAAAACTCTAGAACCCTTTGAAGTAGAAGCAGAGGGTAACCCAGAAGAATCAGAACTTAAAGTATCTGTAGTAAATCCTGATGCTGTTGCAGTTGAGACAGAGGACGGAAGTGTTGTGGTTGATTTCGATGGGGGCATCACACAGGATGCAGAGGGTATAGGTCACAATGATAATCTAGCAGAGCATATAGAGGAACAAGACCTAGAGGAGATGGCATCAAATCTAGTCGATGACTTTGAGTCTGATAGAACATCTAGAAAAGAATGGTCACGATCTTACATGAAAGGTCTTGATTTGCTTGGCATGAAGATAGAAGAAAGAACGCAACCTTGGGAGGGTGCGTCAGGTGTATTCCATCCTTTATTGTCAGAAGCCATTGTACGATTTCAAGCACAAGCTATGGGAGAGATATTTCCTGCATCAGGTCCTGTTAGGACAAAAGTTGTTGGAAAAATGTCAAAAGAAAAGACAGCACAGTCTCAGCGTGTAGAGAACGAGATGAACTATATGCTGACAGAGGAGATGACAGAATACCGTGACGAGATGGAGCAAATGTTGTTCCGACTCCCCCTTGCAGGATCAGCGTTTAAAAAGGTGTATTACGATCCGATCATGGAAAGACCATGTTCGATGTTTGTGCCTGCTGAAGATTTTGTAGTGTCCTACGGTGCTTCTGATCTCATGTCTTGTTCACGGTATACACATATTATGAAGAAGACAGAAAACCAGATTAGAGAGTTAATGGTTAATGGTTTCTACAGTGACGTTGATTTGCCAGAACCTCATCAAGATCAGTCAGAGATACAAGAAAAGTATGATGAGATGGAGGGAAACGAATCAGTTTATGAAGACGATGAGAGATATACAATCTTAGAGATGCACGTTGATCTGGAAATGCCAGAGCCTTTTAACGATAAAGATGGTTTGGCAAGACCATACATTGTGACGATAGATAAGTCGTCAAAGACAATTTTATCAATAAGAAAGAACTGGTACGAGAATGATGAAAAGAAAACTAAAAGACAGCACTTTGTTCATTATAGATATCTTCCTAGCCTTGGCTTTTATGGTACAGGACTTATTCATCTTATTGGTGGGTTGGCTAAATCGGCTACGTCTATACTGCGTCAGCTTATTGATGCAGGTACTTTATCGAATCTTCCTGCTGGTCTTAAAGCTCGTGGTCTTAGGATTAAAGGGGATGAGTCGCCTCTCATGCCTGGTGAGTTCAGAGATGTCGATGTGCCTGGTGGTGCGATACGAGATTCCATTACGTTTATACCTTATAAAGAACCATCCTCAGTATTGTACCAGTTGTTGGGAAATATTGTCGAAGAGGGCAGACGAATTGGGTCGATAGCAGATGTGCAAGTGGGTAACATGAACCCTAACGCTCCAGTGGGTACAACCCTAGCGTTATTAGAGCGATCCATGAAAGTGATGTCTGGTGTTCAGGCTAGACTACACGCATCTCTTAAAAAAGAATTACGCATATTAGCTAAATGTATTCACGACTTTATGCCTGCACAATATTCCTATGAAATGGATGGTGAGTTTTCACGAACAAAAGATTTTGATAATAGGGTGGATGTTATACCTGTATCTGATCCTAACGCTGCAACGATGGCACAAAGAGTAACGCAGTACCAGTCAGCGTTACAGTTAGCTCAACAAGCACCACAGTTGTACGATATGGGCAAACTACACAGACAAATGTTAGAAGTGTTAGGAATACAAGATGCTGAAAGCATAATAAAACTACCAGACGACATAGCCCCTAAAGACCCTGTAACGGAAAATATGGCTATAATGAAACAAGAACCTGTCAAGGCGTTCAAGTACCAAGACCATGAGGCTCACATTGCTGTACATACTGCTGCTGCCCAAGACCCGAAGATACAGCAAATCATTGGTCAATCGCCATTTGCGTCTGCTATCCAGAATGCCTTGGCAGCCCACATCACGGAACACGTTGCCTTCCAGTATAGAAAAGAGATAGAAGACAGGTTGGGTGTTCCTATGCCTAATGAGGATGAGCCTTTGCCAGATGATGTGGAGGAGCAGTTGTCTAAGTTGACAGCACAGGCAGCAGGACAGGTTTTGACAAAGAGTCAGGCAGAGATGGCAGAACAAGAAGCACAAAAGAAAGCACAAGACCCACTTACACAGCTTCAGCAAAGAGAGATGGCTTTAAAAGAAGCAGAGTTTGAGCATAAGAAACAAATGGATATGGCAAAGATACAGGTAGATACTGATCTGAAAAAGAAAGACCAAGAGATAGAAGTTACCAAGGTAGCAACAAATGCTATTCTTAGTGAGGCAAAATCTAAAAGAGATGAAAAAAGAAAAGGCTTTCAGGATGGTGTTAATCTAGCAAGAGAGTTTGTAGATGAGTGAGACAGCCTACACTCCCATATTAAAAAGAATTACAGATTATAAAGAAGACCTAAAAGAACACCTTGCAGGAGGTGGGGCTAAAACTATAGAGGAGTATGCTCGTTGTGTAGGTGAGTATAAGTGTCTCAAGAAATTACAGGAGGATATACTTGACATAGAGAAAAGATTTATAGATGATTAAAAAAAGTACTATGGTGCTTTTCGTATTAACGCAAGGAACTGTGATCCTTAATCACTGCATGAGGTAAAAATGTATCAAGCTGTAAAGAAGGAAGGAGACCCAAAGGTCGCTTCCAAAATGCCCGAACCAAAGGGCTACAAACTCCTAATATCCCCAGTAGAAGTAGACGAGAAAACAGAAGGCGGTCTGTATATGCCTGACCAGATAAGAGATGCTGAAGGTATAGCGTCCATTATAGGGTTTGTGGTTAGTATGGGTGCTGATGCCTATAAGGATAAAGACAAGTTTCCAAATGGTGCGTACTGCAAAGTAGGTGACTTTGTGATATTTCGATCCTACTCAGGAACTCGTTTTAAAATACACACACAGGAATTTAGATTAATTAACGATGACACGGTTGAAGCCGTTGTCGATGACCCAAGAGGATATAAGAGAATATGAACGATACAGCAGAAAAGTTAGAAGAGAACATCGAAGACAGCAATCAAGCAGTTGAGCAAGATGATTTTGAAGTAGAAGTGGTTGATGACAGACCAGAAGAAGACAGGGTGGCAAAAAGAAACGAATCAGTAGAAACTCCTGTTGACGATGAAAGCCAAGAGGAAGTCAGAAACTATAGTCAGAACGCCCAAAAAAGAATATCTCAATTAAAATATGAGTATCATGAGGAGCGTAGAGCTAAAGAAGAAGCTGCTAGATTAAGGGAAGAGGCGTTAAAATACGCAGAAAACCTTAAAAAAGATAACGAAAAGCTAAGAAAAACCCTAGCTGAAGGTGAAAATATGCTGATAGATCAAGCCAAAGGCAGGGTCGATGCACAGCTAGAGCAGGCTAAAAGTGATTACAAAGAGGCTTATGAGTCAGGTGATCCAGATAAATTAGTAGAAGCTCAAGAAAAATTATCACAGTTACACAATGAAAAATTTAGAGTGTCTGAGTATCAGCCCAAGAAAGAAGAGATACAAGAGACGCAAGCTCCACAGCCACAAAAACAACAGCCCTCTTTGTCAGACAGAGGTATAGAGTGGCAAAAAAAGAACGATTGGTTTGATAAAGATATGCGTATGACAGGATTTGCTTTAGGTCTGCATGAAGAATTAAAGCGAAAAGGTGTTGTACCAGACAGCGAACAGTATTATAAAGAGATAGATGAGGAAATGCGTAGAGCTTTCCCTGACAAGTTTGAGACTGAGACAGAAGCACCTCAGTTACAAAATGGAACCGTGGTAGCCCCCGTTGAAAGAAGCGGAAAAAAATCACGCACAGTGCGTCTAACAAGAACCCAAGTGGCACTCGCAAAGCGACTTGGACTCAGCAATGAGCAGTATGCAGCGCAATTAATGAAGGAACAATCCAATGGCTAATAGAGAACCAAGAGACACGCAAACTCGTGAAACAGAGATGAAGAAGAAAACGTGGGAAAGACCTACTCTTCTTCCTACACCGACTCCAAGGGAAGGTGTTAAGTTTCGTTGGATAGCGACAGCAGTTATGGGGCAACCTATGACTCCTAACGTATCCTCAAAATTCCGTGAAGGTTGGACTCCCGTATTGGCTAAAGATCACCCAGAGTTGCACGTTATGCCCGATATCGATTCTAAGTGGTCTGAAAATATAGAGGTTGGTGGGTTACTTTTATGTAGCAACGCAACCGAAACAGTAGAAGCCCGTAAGGAGTATCACAAAGAGCAGTCACAACGACAGATTGAGAGTGTTGATAATTCTTACTTGAGAACCAATGATCCACGGATGCCAGTTCTGAAACCAGAGCGAAGCACCCGTACAACTTAATGGAGGTAGACATATGTCTAGCACATCTGCTCCTTTTGGTTTGCGACCCGTAGGTACTTTGGGCGGCGAATACACTGGTGGTTTTCGTCAATACCCAATCCTATCCTCGTATTCCACAAGGATTTGTATGGGAGATGTCGTCAAGTTAAATGACGATGGCTCCACAGTCACCATCCAGAAAGATACAGGCACAAGTGCGTGTACACCTATAGGTATTTTTCTAGGATGTCGTTTCATCGATGTAAGCACCAGTCAGCTTACATTTTCACAACAATGGTCAGGTGCAGCCCACACAAGTGGGATGGCTTATGTAGCTGATGATCCAAACATTCTGTTTGCTATACAGGCAGACGGAACAGTAAATGATGATGATTTGGGTGCTAACGTAGAGTTAGAGCAAACAGCATCAAGTGCTACGTTTGGTATCTCTCGTGTTAGTCTCGACATTAGCACGACAGCAGTTACTGCAGCCCTACCAGTTAGGATTGTAGATTTTCTTGGAGGTCACGATGGTGACGAAAGAGGATCAAACTTTCCAATAATGGTCTGTAAATTTAACACAGGTCATCAATTAGGTGTCGGTGTTGTTTCTGGCAACGCACCAGGAGGTGGTTAATCATGGCAGTTATGAGTAGAGCAAATCTCTTAAAAGAGTTACTACCAGGTCTAAACGCATTGTTTGGATTGGAGTATGACGGCTATGAGAATGAACACGCTGAGATTTATGAAACTGAAAACTCCGATAGAAGTTTTGAGGAAGAAGTAAAGCTCTCAGGGTTCGGTGCAGCACCTGTTAAGCAGGAAGGTGCATCCATCTCCTACGACTCAGCACAAGAGTCATTCACTGCTCGTTTTAACCACGAGACAGTGGCTATGGGTTTCTCTATTACAGAGGAAGCTATGGAAGACAATTTGTATGACAGCTTATCCGCACGTTATACAAAGGCTCTTGCTAGAGCGATGGCTTACACAAAACAAACAAAGGCAGCGTCACTTCTGAACACTGGTTTTGATACGTTCACCTCTGGTGATGGAGCGTTTTTATTTAGTGCTTCCCACGGTACTGTGGCAGGTGGTAATAACAGAAACCAACCATCAACAGCGGCTGACCTCAACGAAACATCTCTTGAGCAGGCAGTGATTGACATTGCGGCTTTCGTAGATGAAAGAGGTCTATTGATCGCAGCGAAGCCAAGGAAGCTGATTGTTCCACCTGCATTGATGTTTACAGCAACTAGATTGCTACAAACAGATTTGAGAGTGGGAACTTCTGACAATGA